ATCCTCCTCCTCCTCCTCCTCCTCCTCCTCCTCCTCCTCCTCCTCCTCCTCCTCCTCCTCCTCCTCCTCCTCCTCTTAGTCAAGTTGGTAGTAGTAGTCCAACCAATTTAATGGTAAGTTGGTGGAAAATGGAAAAAACAACAGGTGGCAACATTGGCGTAATAACACTCCCGCGAAATGCCTACATAAGTTCGTTTGACGAGCATGTCATGATTTTGCACAATTTATTGAGCAATTCTAACAATGTTGATTCTGCTGTTGGTGGTGTTAACGCTGGATGGGCCACCACTCAATTATTTGCCAATCCGTCTAATAACAACAAATCTGTGAATTACGGACCTTACATTACTTCGGCGTTCAATGCCGGAACCAACGACACATTTGAAAATGCGGTGTACGCTTACACGCAAGCCAAGAAAATTCTCACGCTGTTGTCAAAAATGAAGTACGACGATATTCAGATAACAAAGGCCAATCAAGAAAGAATTAGTGCGGCACTTGCCGCGCTTAATGCATACAATGTGAAAATGTCGTGGTCCATGGACGCCAAATTCACGGCGGCGGTGGCCGAGGGCGCGTTCATCCCGAACTCCAGCGCCCTGCACAACCCGTTCATGTGTCCCGCGTTGCTGGATCCCAAGGAATGGCAATTCATGGACTTTGAAGACATTGGAGTGCGTGAAATTGCCGGTGCCAAACCGGTGTCCACGTTGTTGAAACCGTTCATTGACGCGAAAATACGGGGTTCTGATGCTTCTTCTTCTTCCAGTTTGACGCGATCCAACGCTCTCATCATCTCAAAACAGCCGAACATGTCCATTCTCGGCGCCAATTTCGCCGTGATCTTGGAAAACATGTTTCACCGAAATGCGCGGATGCAGTACGACGGAAAAAACATGGTGTTCAACAATTATGCGTGGAACAAGGAGTTTTTTTACAAGAAACGCAACGACCGCGCGGTTCTTCAGCAACTCACGAGCACAAACGAAAGCAAGTCGCCGGATTTTGCGAGCTTGATGGGCATCCGCGCTTCGCCCGGAAGGTGCATCCAGTTCCCCCTGTTTGCGGTTCAACTCGCGATGTATCTGTATCAGGGAAATTTGGCGGACATGACCGGCATGGACATGGCGCGCCTGTCGTGTTCGTTGGACGGGTCCATGTTCAAAACCAATGCGCAGATCTTATGGGACCAGATGATGAACGGCTTGAAAACGCATTCGCAAAATTTTACGGTGGAGCAGGTATTAGGCCGGATTGGACACCCGTTAACAAAGGAAGAATATGTGTACACGGCAAAATGGGATCTTCCTCCTCCTCCTCCTCCTCCTGGCACAGCAACCGCATTAATTAATGCAGTTAATGATGCGACAAATCCCACGATCAAAACCACCAATGTGGAAACATTGAAAGAGATCCAACGACAAATTGGCGCCAATCCATCTGCTTTGTATACAAATGGTGTTAATAATTTAAATAATTTAATTACTCTTGCAAACGCATACAACACTGCAGAACTTGATGCCGTAAACGGACAAACCGCATCGTTGGGTTGGAATGCAGCCACGCAACGCGAAAGCACGGTTTTGTATATGAATAAAATGGCGAGAAAGAACGGGACCATAGTGAACATTGCCTCGGAACTGACGTCATTGCGACCGGGGGATAAAATATACATCATAGATGAAACTGCGGGCAATAATTTATTAACAAAATTAGTACCAACAAAACGACAAGTTTGGCGGGTCACTGGCAAACCTATTAAAAATGCAACGAAGGATAACATCATTGACGTTCCAGTCACGTATGCAGCGAGACCATACAATGTCACCTCTGTTTTAAGGGATATTGCCAATGCCAGTAGTCTAACTGTCACATTGGAACGCTTTTCCGAAGAATGAAAAATGCATGAAAAATGCATGAAAAAAAATAAAATAAAATATTTAATGATTTATATACCCAAGTTCATAAATCATTGAAACCATTATTGGAATGACGTGCAAACTGAACGCGTGCACCGAAAAAAACACCCGGTCGGATACCCGCCCCGTGATCATCGTGGGATCCATTCTCGGCATTGGCCTCATCTGTTACATGGCATTATACAAGCGCGGCAAATGAAAGCGCTGCAAATGAAAGCGCGGCAAATGAAAGCGCGGCAAATGAAAGCGCGGCAAATGAACCTTTAGCCAAGGCACTCAATGAATTGTTTCATGCGCACGAATATGGTTTTCATCATGGTGCTCACGGCCTTGTCCACAAAGGGCGGGATGGAAATCACGTCGTCGGGTTTGGACAGCTGCAGTTTGAAATTGTAGTAAAACTGAATGGCATGGCCGTCCGATTGCACGTGGATCGTGATGTTGGAATTGTCGGAGTCAATTTGATCGGCGCGCCGGGGGATCAAGTGTCGCAACTGCGACTGCGCGGTCTTGGGAACGTTCATGCTACTCACGCGAATGACTTGGCCTTGACCTTCAGCCAATGGCTCCTGGTTGGATAAATGCGGCATGTGCGTAGACACGTGCGTGTATCTCTCGCCTAGTCCCATGACGCTCTTGAAAATGAAGAGGATTTCTGCTCGCGAGGGGTCGTTCGGGTCCGGGAATGCAATGTGGTGTGCGTCAAACAAATCCTTGTTCAGCTCGTACATCATTTTGTACATGTCAAACGTGAGCAGCGCATCAATACGTATCTTGGGATTCACGGCTTTGAATTCAATCAAATACATGTGATTGGCCTTGTCACGGCTTAAATACACCGCGTCCTTGTCACACGTTAGCACGTAATTTTGGCTCATTTTTTAAATATATTCTTTTGAATGTATTTAAATTGTTTATTTGTTACAATCTACAATTTTCCATCCTCTCTAAATGTCTAGAGCCAAGCTCACAGTATTCTTGTCGGAGCGTTGGCGGCGCTTGCTCTTGTGCGGCAGGTTGTCATTCTGCAGCTCCTTCAGATCGGAAATGCTGATGGTGCTGGTCTTGTCTTCGTTGGCTTGCTGTGATTGCTGTGATTGCTGTGATTGCTGTTGCGGTTGTTGTTGCTGCAATGGAATGGTTTTGGTCTTCAATCCCGACAGAATGTTGGAAATGTCGGTGGGGCCGCGCATGTCGGGGCGCTTGGATACCGTGACCTGAGGAGGAGCCGAATCCGAAGGGCCCATGTTGCGTGCCGCGGTCAAATCGGGGCGACTGGAAGGCGGAGGTGCGCTGTTGTTCCCTGCCCGGAACGGCGTGCCCGCATCCGAGTTGGGGTCGCGCACACTGGTGGGAACCGGGGGCGGAGGAGGGCGCTGGTTGGGAATGTAGGGCTGCGCTTGTCTTGGCGCTTGTGGCTGAGGGCCTTGGCCTTGGCCTTGGCCTTGGCCTTGAGGCCCTGGACCCATCAAATCGCCCATGAAGTTGCCGAATCCGGGGCGGTTCTGCGACATGGAATTCACCGCCGCCGCCGTAAACTGCTGCATGAGTTCCGGGTTCTGCCGCATGATGTCGTCCATGCCGGGCATGGCCGATTTGAACATGGTGTTGGTCATGTGCAGCATGATGGCGCTGCCGCCCAGCTGGAACAGCAGCTTGAGCTCGGGCGCCATCTTGGCTTTGGACTTGTACTTGTCGTGCAGCTCCGAGAAAATGTCGTCGTAGTCGTCAATGTTTTCGTTCACCTGCTCGCTCCAGCCGTCCAGCTTCAGGTCAAACGGGTCAAACTTGTTGTTCAAGTACTCAATGCCGGTAATGACGGACATGAGCATCTTGCCTTGGAACTTCACGCTGTTGCGCCGCTCGCGCTCCTCCAGATGCGTTTCGTATTCGCCCTTCATTTCCGCCAGCGACGACTCCATGGAGTACTTCTTTGTAAGTGTGATGCCCTTCTGCTCCAGGTCCTCCAGCTTGCGCAGGTACTTGAACTTTTCGCGCAGCAGCTCCTCCTTGGTCAGCTGCGGCTGCGCGTCCACGGGCGCGTCGGGGTTCAGCGGCACGTTGTTGAACTTGCCGAACCCGTCCCACGTTTGCTTGTCGTCCGATGCAGTTGCGGTTGAGCTGCCTAAATTGAAGGCGCCACTGCCACTGCTACTGCTGTTGCCAGCGCCGCCACCAAGTTCAATCGGGTCTTCTTTGAATGACACGCTGTTATTGGACCCAGACCCAATCCCGCTAAAAAACACCGACTTGCTTGCAGACGACGACGGCATTTGAACATCGCTTAATTCGTTCAACTCGGCTTCCAGCGCGTTCAAGTCGCCGATGTCAATGTCTCCGCTACTCTTGTTGTTATTGTTACCGTTTTTCATTTTGTCGTTCATCAAGAATTCCAGCCCGCCCCCGAAATTGGTGGACTTTCCACCCCCCTTCACGCTGGGCAAATCCGAAATGTCAATCACTTCCTCCATTACAGCAGAAAATCGGGAATTTATGTCTATTCTTATGATTGATTTATATCTTTTAAGTTTAAATCATACGCAATAATAAGTGGGGGCGACAAGCGCCCCCCCTATACCCCCCCTAGTTGCGGCATTGCAAATAAACACGGGACGTGTCGTCCCTTTAACCCTGGCATTACAAACACGTGCCTTACAATCCAGAAGGAGGGGTTCGGGGCCAAAGGCTACTTGCGCTGAACGTAGTTCCCTGATAACCACCACACACCCTGCAGAAAGCAGTCCGCCAGATCATCCTTCTTTTTGTGCTTGTCGTACAACCCGATGTGCTCGGGTGCATGTTCTGCAATGAGCGCTCTTGTAATCTCCATGCTGCGTTTTTTGCGGTCAGCATAATCAGTTTTGTCACCCTTGTCCTCCCCCTCTTTGGAAAACAGCTTCAGCTTGTTCGTGGCGGATATGAACCGAATGTCCGGCACCCCGCGCATGATGAAGTACTGCGTGATCATGCCCTGCAGCGTCTTCATGCGGGTGGCCAGCGTGCCGAGCTGGTTCTCAATAATCACGACGTCCAGCCCGGCTGCCAGGTGCGGCAGCGCGTCAAACCGCCGGTGCATGTTGCGCCCAATGGTGATCAAATCCATGGATGCGGCAGAAATCACGGTCGGTTTGGTGCTCACAGCAACCAGATACTCGGCCGCCAAGGCAGCGGTCACATGCTGCAACAGCTTCAGCTTGCTCTTTTCACACTTTTCAGGAATAGCAGAAGAGAGATATTCGCCCGAAAATGCCTTTAGCTGTTCCAGCGTCATTCTTTTCAGGAGTTTGGGTGACACAATGGATGAAGGCAACGGCATCTTGTACCCCGATGCATTCGCGTGCCGTGTGCAGTAATGCGTCCCGGAGTGCATGAATTTTGCGGCAAATTTACATCCGGCGCTGGAGCATGTGGGTGCTGCCGGCTTTTCATCCACGGTGGGCCCGTTGCACAAATTCACCGTATCCCATGCCATAATTTTCGCTTGCTGCATGATGGACTCCGGAGTTTTTATTTCTCCGGCATCGGGGGCACATTCAAACAAGCAATACGCCAAGTTCTTCATGCCCACGTCAATGCTTAACACTCTTGTAGTGGATTCATTTTCTTCTTTTGCTGATGATGATGATGATGCTGATGCAACTGATACTTCTACTGTTTCTACTGCTGCTACTGGCTGCGGCATGAAGTACATTCCATCGCATGAAGCCATTGCGGGAGATGGCATTGATTTATTTTGTAGAATTATGTGTATTCATGCATGTGATCATGCGTTTAGGTGCTTTTGCACCGCGAAAATAAAATATATGTGTCTCATGTTATAGTGGTCAACAACAATGCACACAGTCACGCGACAAGGACGACAAGGACGACAAGGACGACACAAATGGTCCGTCAAATACAAGAAAAGCATTAATTGCCGCGCCCCCCGCGGATTTTCGCAACGTCAGTATTGCAAATACGGACGACGCAACAATAAGACAATGCGACGTTAATTATGCGTGGGGTAGCCGCGCACCAGCAGCTCGTGCTGGGTGATGACCGGCGCAATCATGCGCGCCTGCAGCTGTTGGCGCGACAGGTAGTAGTTCTTCAGGTCGCTGCTTTCGTAGCCGAAGGGCTGGCTCCTGTCAAGCACGCCCGCAAACACGTACGGCACGTTGGGCTGCGGTTGAAGCGGGTTGCTCGTGTTGTACACGCAGTTGCCGCACTGGTTGCACGCCTCCACCTGATTGGCCTGCATGATTTGCGTGGCATTGCGCGTCAGGAACTGGCGGTACTGCGCGTTTGACGTGATGCCGGCTTGTTCCTTAATGCGTTCGTTGATGGCGGCGCCGGGTTGCCAGTCGGCATAATTGCGCCCGTCTGCCATGATCGGCGGGAAATTGAAGTGGATGTTGTTGGATCCAGCGTAGCACGTTGCCCAGCTCATAAAATAATAACGGATGATGTGCAATGAATATATGATGTATAATATAATTGGATAATAATTATATTATTTTATTTGCAACACGTTGGAATGTGAATTAATTCACTGTAATTCTCTCGTTTCGGGTAAACAACAAGTGCGCATGATGCGTTCGGTGACAAGGTACGGGTCCAAATTGGCTGCGGGGCGCCGGTCTTCTAAATACCCGTGCCCCCGGTTTGCCACGTGGCGCGGAATGCGGATGCTGCGCCCGCGGTCGCTGACTCCCCACGTGCACTCGTGCATGGAGCTGGTTTCGTGCAGTCCCGTCATGCGCGCATCGTTGAATTCGCCGTACACCGCCATGTGTTCTGCATGTTTAGCCGTCAATCGGGCGCATGCGTCCGTGATTATGTCCATTGCCCCCCTCATGGACCCCCTCATCTTATCGGTGGATTCGGGTGACCCCCTCATCTTCGCCGTGCTGAAGTTCGTGTGTCCGCCCGACCCGTTCCACGTGCGCATCGGTTTGGGGTGAAACGTGGCGCAGCACCCGTGCTCTTCCGTGATGCGCTGCAGGATGTAGCGCGCCATCCACAGCTGGTCCGACACTTGGGTCGCAGGCAGCGGCCCGATCTGGAACTCCCACTGCGACGCCGTCACCTCCGCATTGGTGCCGCCGATTTCAATGCCCGCCTCAAGGCACGCCTCCAAGTGCTGATCCACAATGTTCCGTCCGAAGCAGCGGTCGCCGCCGACACCGCAGTAATACGGGCCTTGTCTACCGCACCCCGGGTCCCCCGAGGTTGCCCATTGATACGGGACATCTTTTGCCTTTGAAAACAGGATGTACTCCTGCTCAATGCCGAACAGGGGCTCGTCGTTTGAACACGCGGCCTCGGTTTGCGCGCATCGGACGCGGGCATTCGTGGCGTGCGGCGTCGTGCCGTCCTTGTCGTATGTTTCGCACATCACCAAGTAGGCCTCAACCTTCTTGTAAAATGGGTTTCGGTACATGGCAACGGGGCGAATGATGACGTCGCTGTCGGTTCCCGTGGCTTGCCCGGTGGATGAGCCGTCAAACGACCACTCCCATCGTTCGGGGTCAGACAATACACACTTATGGACACAATTATGATAGATTGGTTCAAGAGTGGAAACCCGGGTTTTACTGCGCATGCCTCCGGCGGCATCAATCCACACGTATTCCATAATGCATTTCATTAAAACGAGAGAAAATCAATCCGACAGTAATGAATTGTACAAAGTAGTAGGATGCATTCTTTAAATGGTTACACGATGTGCGAATTACTGCAGAAGCTGGACGAGATCCTTCTTTTTGAGTTTTTGCAAGTCGGCTTCTTCGCCTCCTAGGCCGCGTTCCTTCGCTAATTGTCTCAATGCAGGCACCGACATGTTGCCATAATTCAACTGCATGGATTTTGCGCCGTTGGATTTGTATCCAATTTTCAAATCAAAATCACTGGCTTCATGTGCTTCATTTGCTTCATTTGCTTCATTTGCTTCATTTGCTTCATTCGCAGCATCCTCGGATGAAGAGGAGGATGAGTCATCGTCATCGTCATTGTCATTGTCATTGTCATTGTCATCGTCATTGTCCTCATTGTTAGTACATTCAGTGAGGTTGAGAGAAATTATTTTTTTGGTGGAAGCATCTTCCGATGCGTCAATGGTAATAATAGTGTCAATCAGAATGTTCTTTTTGAATTCTTCATCAAATTGTTTGTGATACTCCTCGGGTTGATGGATTTCATCACCGATGGACCACTTGTCTTCCTCTGTTTCGGTGTTACTTGACTCGCTGGATGAATCTGAAGATGACTCCGACTCCGACTCCGACTCCGACTCCGAACTAACTTCAATCAAACTGTTCTGTGTGATGGTGATTTCTTTGTCGTAATTATGAATTGGTGCTTGTTGCGCTTGTGCTTGTGCCAGCGCTTGTGCTTGTTCTTGGTCTGATAAATGATGGTGATGCGGTTGCGCATGTAACCCGCGCGAAATGATCGCTTGCATGATGCGCGCCTGCTCCATTTGGGACTTCTCAATGAGCGACAGGCGCTGCTTGAAGTAATAAAAAATGCCGTAAGAAATCACGGCGCAGATTGCTAAACTCACAAACACGGTGGTGGCAACCGAAAACGAAGACCCGGACATGGCAAAGTATGTGTGTGTGGTAGTATTTGAAATATTATTTAATATGTCTTACAATCAAATAATAAATAAAATGTGGCATAACGAACGCGATTTTAAAGACTGGTCAAAATGCGGCGCGTGGCGTCCACAATGGACGCGGGGTACTGCAGATCATACAGCACCTTGATGCCGCCCTTGATGGCCGAAATACCCGGGCGCAGCGTGTACAAGTATTTGAAGTCGTAGTTGCCGCGGTCGGCCACGTCCATGTGCAAATTCCGGATTTTATTTGTTTCATTTACTTCTGAATTAATGGCGATTTTCTCTCGTTTGTCTGATTCTGATTCTGTTTTTTGTGACTGGAAGAGCTTGCACAACTGGATGTAGTGCGTGGTGAGCATGAAGTCCACGTTGTCGTGCTTGGTCAGGTGCATGATGTAGCCGTACGCGCTGGCAATTGCCTCGTAGGGGTTGGTGCCCGAATACAGCTCGTCAAAAATGCAGAAGTGCCGACTGGGCGTCAGTTTATCCAGAATCTCCTTGCACCGCCGGGACTCCGCCTGGAACAAGCTGTCGCGCCCCGACGTGTCGGGAATGTTCAAGTAGCTGTGCAGCTGATGGTAGGGGCGGATGCGCGTGCCGGCCTCGTAGAACCCGTGCCCCAGCTGTTGTGAAAACAGGATGTTCAGCATGGTCATTTTGAGAATGGTGGTCTTGCCCGACGCGTTTGGGCCGGTGATGACCAGGCGCTTGTCCAGCGACACCGTGTTCTTGACGGGACCCAATGCACTAGAGTCATCGCTTAGGGCAGTCGCAACGTAGTACCCGTTGACAATTTCCGTGTGATTTCTGGGTTGTTTGCCTTCTTTGCCTTCTTCTTTCTTCTTTTTGTTCTTCTTTTTGTCCTTCTTTTTGTCCTTATTTTCTTCCTTATCTGCATTGTTTTGGTCTTCGCCGTTGATGAACTCGCACGCCGCCACCTTGTTTGCATGGAGCAGCGCGCCGAAATGCGCCACGTGTTCCGCAAACGCGTTGAACCCGAAACTGTACTGCATGCACGCCGCAATGCTCGCGTCCGAAAACACCGCGTAGTACTGCTGCATGACGTAGCCGATTTGCAGGCACTTCTTGGCCGTGAGCGCGGGCGGGTCAATGCGGTCCAAGGCCGCCACCATGCGCTCCAGCTGCTCCTGGTTCTTTTGCAGATCGGCGGCAAAGGGCGCGTAAGTGTTGCCGCATGCGAGCGCATGGGCCGCAAATGCGCGCATTTTATGAATGGTGGCATCGGTATAGGCGCGAATGGCGGCCAAATCGTCGTGCACGAGGAACGTGTTGCGGTAAAAACGGTGGCACGACACCACGTTCTGGTACATTTGCACGATGTAGAACACGACGGACACCAGGATGTAGATGCGCTTGTCCCATCCCACGGAGCTCATGTCAAAAATGAGCTTGCCGATGGCGTGCTGCGACAGCATCATCTTTATGATGCCGAAGTACGTGGGCAGCGTGATGGGCACGCCCTGCAGCTTCAAGAGGAAGAACGGCACGATGAGCATGATGACGGGCATGAGAAATGATAGCAAGGGCGAGAAGAGGTTGTACATGCTGTAGCACTGCAGGAACGTGGGCGAGCGGTTCAGCGCATCCAGCGGGGCGTAGTCAATGTAGTTGAACTTGTCGCGGAAGGAGGCGTCGGTCTTGATGCGGGTCCAAATGGCTTCCACTTTATCAAAATCGATCAACGAATCATCGTCACGTGACTTGTCTTTGGACACAGCAGCAATGAAGCGCTGGGTGTCTTGCAAATGCGGCACGCTGGTGGTGAACTGCTTGGCCCACATGCCGAGGTAGCGCTTGGCGAATGCGGACTGAGGCTGAAACACATGGGCGTACATGGATTTGTCATTGGATTCATTATTCGTGGAGCTCGTATCATTTATTTGCTTGGTGCATTCAATGAGCTCCAAGTCGGAGAGCACGCTCTTGTCAATGGGGCACAATTGGTCCTCGGGCAAATACTCCATGGGCAGTTTGAATGGCGTGTCTAAATGCATTGTATTTGTTGGATTTGTTGGATTGGTTACAATTGGTTCTTTTGTTTCTTTTATTTCTTTTGGTTCCTCTTGCATGTTTGAAATTTGAAACTTCGCTAAAAGGTGCTGTATCATTTTTATAAACTATAACAAATGATAGAAGATAATGCATTGAATTCTACGAAAATGAAAATGGATTATAGTGCAGCAGCACCAGCACCAGCACCAGCAGCACCAGCAGCACCGATGGACATCTTGCTAAATTTACTAGCAAGTGATTGTTCTTTAGTCTTTTGAACCAATAATCTTTGAAACGTCACTCGGACATAGGTATTCACTTCGTTGTCCAATATTTTTAAAGCTTCTAAATTTGGTTTCGGATCATCCCTCAATTCCTTCAATTCCTTCAATCTTTGTTTAAATGTTTCAAGTTCGTCTACAATGGGTGTAGTTTCAACATCGGTAAACAATTGCCTATTCAACTTGATTTGGTCCACACATGAATTGATGAGGTTTTGAATATGGTTTTGATAAACAATTGGAGTATAAACCATTTTAGGTGGTTTCGTAAAATAGAATATTGCAATGAGTGGGTTTTTTTCTTGATAAAACTCATATGAACCAGTGTATGGTTTTGCGCATTTCTCATAAGCACTCTTAATTGCAACATAAACATGATCAAACTCACCCGTAATGTCAAATTGGGGAACCCTTTCTTTTGCAATCAATCTGATTGTTACACTTGGAGAAATAAAACTGTAATCAGTTGTTCTCTCATATAACAATGATGTATAGTTTGCTAATGCGCAAAATGTTCGTGCATCTGAAGACATGACATATTTAACAGAAACAGAATGATCTGTTGTATTTTTGATGAAAACACATTTTGTGAAAGGCATTCCATCATCATCAATTTCGCAGACATCCCTCGACCATGTTTTGTATTTTCGTCTTAATTGAACACCGTTTTCGTTGATTAATATTTTTTTTGAATCAGTATCAGTATCAGTGGCAGAAGCAGCAGCACCAGAAGCAGCAGCGTTTGCCATGTCTATCCAAAGCTTAAAACCTGTGTCTGAGTGTTTATTATCGTTTTGACCGTATTTAATTGAATCTTGGATTATACGGCCCACAAACGTTGAATTTTTATCTTCAATCCTGCTTGATCTATGCGAATCAACGAAGGCGGTGATTTGCGCACACTGCGGATCAGCAGCATTGGGACAATACATATTTGCAAATCGTGCAAAGTTATACCAATTCAATTGTGTTGATGTTTCTCCCATGTGGTTTAATACACTCACCGCTCTCTTATATCGGGCTGCACCTTTAAATTTTTCGAGTTGTTCAACTGTTTCATAATCGTCACTTCCTATTTTAAACATGTGTGTTTCATCATCATACGTGATGACAATGCCGGATGCGACTGCCTCAAAAAATCCACTTTTTTCACATACTGTAATTATTCTCCCGCCGCGTTGCCTTCTTGTATAACGACGACAACGTCGGTTCGTTTTGCGACCACGGGCACGATGCACTTGTTTTTTAGTGCGCTTAATTCGTTTGACTCGCCTGGTGGCCATTTTATTAGTTGAGGTATATAAACTACAAATATAATTAATTAGTAAGATTCCAGTAACTGGTTCATGCTTTTTTGCAGAGTGTAAAACGCAAGCCCGAACATGGCGCTCGTGGCAATCAGCCCGGTCAGATTAGCGTTTCCGTCCGCGCTAAACAGGGCCGATGGCAGGTAGCGGAACATGTATCGTTTGACTGCCGGCAATTGAAACGCAAAATACAGGATGGCCAACATCAGCGGGGACTGAATCTCCTCGTAAAAAGTTTCTAAAGTGTCGGCGCGATTGGCCCCGCGCGTGTTTTGGTGCATGACGCGCTCCAGCGTGGAACTGGTTTCGTGGTCCTGAATGTAATCCACGTGGCGCTGCGGCTGCGGGACGTACGTGGGCTGCACCTGCGCATCCTGCATCATGATGCTCGTATCGCGGGGGATGTCGCGGGACGGCAGCGCGGTCATGCCCGTCATGCTGGCACGCTGCACCCCGCTCACCAGTTCGTTCATCAGTTTTTGGTTGGGCTGCTGGTTGGGGTTCATAGGCGGGCCTTGATTGTACTGTTGCTGTTGTTGCTGTTGTTGCTGTTGTTGCTGTTGAGAAGGTGCTAAATCGGGCACGTTGGGAGAATACGACATGGCGCCCGGTTCGGCCTGCTTGATCACCACATTTTGATTCTGGGTATTCGCATTCTGGCCGGATGCGGTAGGCAAGTCGTCAATGCTGGTGGTGTCGCTCATCACTCCTTGTTTATTTGTGTGCTTTATGTATTGCATAGATTCATGTTTCTACAGTATAACGCAAAGTGAACCCACATTGTGCTAAATGGAATACAAAATAAAAATTATTCATTTATTTTGCAATGAAAAAAGTGAATGCCGGCGGTAGGTTTCGATCCTACGTCCTCCCCGTTATGAGCGGATAACCATCTCCCAGTCGGACATGTGAAGGTAAAATTTATCTGCACAGGTCAAGGTGTCAGGAGACGGTGTTTTAGGCGCTCTTCCGCTGAGCTACACCGGCATTATGGCGCTGCGTTTATTGTCCAGCTTGACATCATCAGAAAACCTACGGTTTTCCGAACCTTTCCCTCATGTAGTGAGGGTGTGTAGCAGCTTCTGTAAAGCTGCCGAATTGTAATGGATACCGGAGATACGTTTTGATCGTATGACCTCGTGGTTATGAGCCACGCGCGCTGCCCCTGCGCTACCCCGGTTAAATGTTGCTCATGTTTAGCGTCACTTGAACTATGACGGGCAGCTTCTGTAAAGTTGCCGAAGTGAACAGCATTGATAGCGAGGGTCGAACTCGCGACCTTGGACCGACAGTCCATCTCTGCCTCTGAGTTATATCAATGCCAGCTCCGTTTAACGTCCAGCTTGACATCATCAGAAAACCTACGGACCGGGGAACCTATGGTTCCCCGCACCCCTCCTCCGAACCTTTCCCTCAGGGAACTGAGGAGGGGGGGGCTCGCGCCCATGCAGCTTCTGTAAAGCTGCCGAAATTGAAGGGATACCTCCTGGGGGTTTTGATCCGCCGACCTCGCAGTTATGAGCCGCGCGCTCTGCCTCTGAGCTAAGGGGGTTTCGTAGGTGCTCCAGTGCCTTGATGCACCAATGCGATGTGTGATAGATACCGGAGATACGTTTCGATCGTATGTCCTCGTGGTTATGAGCCACGCGCGCTACCTCTGCGCCACCCCGGTTTGAAAGTTGCTCCAGTGCCTTGATGCACCAATGCGATGTGTGATAGATACCGGAGATACGTTTCGTTCGTATGTCCTCGTGGTTATGAGCCACGCGCGCTGCCTCTGCGCCACCCCGGTTTGAAAGTTGCTCCAGTGCCTTGATGCACCAATGCGATGTGTGATAGATACCGGAGATACGTTTCGATCGTATGTCCTCGGAGTTATGAGCCCCGCGCGCTGCCTCTGCGCCACCCCGGTAACACAAGCTCCGTTTTACGTCCAGCTTGACAGAATGAGAGAATGCGTTTGTCATCAGCATCTAGACGGGCCGCTTCTGTAAAGCTGCCGAAATTGAAGGGATACCTCCTGGGGGTTTTGATCCGCCGACCTCGCAGTTATGAGCCGCGCGCTCTGCCTCTGAGCTAAGGGGGTTTCGTAGGTGCTCCAGTGCCTTGATGCACCAATGCGATGTGAAGATGAATACCGGAGATACGTTTCGATCGTATGTCCTCGTGGTTATGAGCCACGCGCGCTGCCTCTGCGCCACCCCGGTAACACGAGCTCCGTTTTACGTCCAGCTTGACATTTACCCCCGGTCAGTTTCGATCTGACGTCCTCCGGCTCATAAGGCGATAACCATCAATCGTTCGGACTTTATGAAAGACGAATTGGATGACTGACGATGTTTACGGCGCGCTTCCTCTGCGCTACAGGGGTGTGTTTTTCACAGTTGCTACTCGTGGGAATGGAACCGAACTCAATCCGGAACAAGCCCGACTTGCTAACATGTCATGTGCCAACTGAGCCATGAACCATGATGTGACAACTGCTTGGAATGTGATGCAGCGAAATGCATATATATAGATGTCGGCGTCTGGATGACCCCTCATCCAGCGTCTAAAGCGCCACGTCTATGCGCGAATCATCGCACTTTGCACTGTTGACATTGTACGCAAAACACTCGCCGTCGTATTTGAACGTGAACTTTTTTGTTTCCGCCATGTCGGGCGCCTTGAACACCATGCAATTGCGCCCGTGGCACGTCTTCCTAAATAAACTGGAAAGACCCAGACCCATTATTATTCCGAAGATTACCCGACTTGCGGAAGAATGAATGAAGTCATGCAGTTGCATTATTCAAATGCTAAAATGTTTAAGTTGTTTTAACACAATATTTTATTTTTTTGGAAACTGCAATTAAATGCGGGGTTAATTGTAATTGCGATGCGTCTTCCGATGATGGGTTGCATGGCGATGTGTTTGTGTTTTTTTTGGCATATGATGTGATGTGCGACGATTGCGGCACTTGTTTCCACCTTTTTTTGGCATACTACTAAGTTTTTGATATGCTGATCCTATTGCTTGAAACTTAGCATTAGCATTCGGATCATTCGGATGTTTATCAGGGTGCGTTTGCCGTGCCAACTTATGATATGCTTTCGTGATTTCGTTCATATTAGAATTAATCGGTATTCCTAAAGTGATACTGGCGGCTATGAGTTCTGGGTCTTCACTGGATTGTGTTTGCTGTTGCCGCAACCATTCTTTTAATCTTTCATTGACTTCTTTGTTCAACCTCAACCGTTCTTTTTTTTTGATTTGCTCTTGCCGCAACCATTCATTGAATTCTTCATCCAACCGTCTACGTTCCTCTTCCTCGCGTTGTTTCCTCTCGTATTCCTCGCGTTGTCTATCTGCTTCATCGCGTTGTTTAATCAGTTCTTTAGCGAGTTTGTCCCTCTTAAGGTGTTCATCCAATGTCGTAACTGTAAAAGAAGCGTCAGTCCTAGGTTTTCTTGTTGCTTTTGGAGGTGGCGGCATAGAATATGCAATGCAATATAGAATATACCTATTATAAAATTAATTGGGAACCCCGATCAAGTTTGCATGGGGATGGTTTTCAGCGCGTCGTCATTGGCGGGGCACGGCTTCATCTTCTGTTCAAACCGGAAGCAGTTGTGCGCCTTGTCCTTAAAGTTGAAGTGGTCCGCATTGTCCTGCGTCGGGTAAACGGTCACTACGCGCCGCGTGGGGAGAGAAATGTAGATGTAAAACACCCCGAGTGCGAAACTCGCAATGAACGCCGGCAACGAAATGTATTTGAACATGTTGACGTTAACTTGTGAAATAAGTAACCGGATTGTATATTTCACATATTATAATTTTCACTGTAGTTTATGAGGTTTGGCCTTGGGCCCGTATTTGGTGGTCGGCACGCCGTTCTCCACGATGAAGTCCACCAGCTCGTCCTTCCCCGTGTCGGGGTCGTCCAAGTTGGCCACTTCATACACGTTGCCCGTGATTCTCTCCTGGTCCTTGGCCCAGTTCCAGATATAAGCGGCCAGCTGGTCCTTGCGCTTGCGCGCCAGCCGTTCGCGCAGCTGGCGGTTCCGCGCCTCCACTGTGATGCTCGGCACGTCAATCTCAAACTCCAGCTGCTCCAACGTGTGCGGCTTCTGCACCAGCCGGAACATGTCGCCCCCTAAACTGGGGTCCCGTTCCACGGCGGAATACACGTACTTTGCGTCCATGATTTTGCGGTTCAGCGGCTCAATTGTGCCCACGTAGTGCGCCACCGCATCCCGGACGCTTTGCGGAGCGCCCTTAAGCATGTCCTTGAATTGTTGCACTGCCGCATAAAACTCGCCGGTCAGCGCGTCCGCTTCGTCGCGACGCTCCGCATTCCGCACCACGTCCAAGTACTTTTGCCGGAACCCGCCGTAAATTTCCAGCGCTTGATCCAGCGCCGCGCGGTCCTTTTCAAACTGGCGCAGCGCCTCCTCCTCCGTGCTGTAGTTGAACAACAAATCCAGCTTGGTCTTGATGATCTGGTCCTTCAGCGCGTCGGCCGTGCGCAGCGACGCATTGGCCAGCTCCTCCAGGCTCATGAACCGGCCCTTCACGATTTCAATGCGCAGCGAACACGGCTGCGACCGGTTGCCGCACTGCGCCCGCAGCACGCCGCCCTCGTTGGTGAAATGCGTGCCGCCGCTTTGGCCGCACGCCACGCACTTTCGGTTGCGCTTAATGCGCATGATTTTCGCCCGTTTTTGGGACAGGGTCAGCGCGTCCGAGTGCTTCACCGCGTTCTTGTCCTCTTCAAACTTGCTGTCGTACCGGTGCTTGTATCCGTAGTATTCATTGAGCGCGTCCACGTAATCGGCCTTACTCACGTTGGTTATGGCGGCAGCCGCTTCCATCTTGCTCATTCGTTGGTTCGTTACATGTTGCACACATTATTTCTTCCGCCAAGACAACCAATGCATCAATGCATCAATTACGGGCTTAAAAAAAGGCACCAAGGCACCAAGGCACCAAGGCACCAAGGCACCGAACCCTTATAAAAAAATCTTGCGATTTTTGATGAGCTCCACTTCGGGCACTTCCCATTTAGGGAGGCCCGTGATGAAATTGCCGCGGGATGCGGCGTGGTTTGCAGCATTCACCATGCGCAGCTTGGAGATAATGTACTCCTGCTGTTTGCGACGAATCTCCACTTGCTCTTCGGGGGTGGGTTTGCTCGCGCGCTTATAATACAACAGTGCTCCTAAAATCAGGACAAAAACCCCCAGCATGCACGCATTGAACACGGCGTTGTGGTATTCCTCGCGCAACCGGTTGCATTCCTTCAAAACCCCGCCGAAAAAGTATTTGACACCGGGTTCAATCAGGGCGGGGGATTGATATGGGTTCATGAACTTCGCAGATGGAGTTTGATTTTTTTTGATACATTATGCCATTAAAAATTCAAATTAATTTATACACATTGATTATACGGATTATAACTACGGTACGGTACGGTGTCATGTCTTCTGCAACCACGGACCCACCAGCTGCTGCACCAAATGCGCTCGTGAATTTGTCCATTTATGGCATCATTTCTCTCATTTATCTGAGTATGGATTACAAATTTCCCGATTACTTCAAGGTCAATGTACTACTGTATGGTATATTCGTGTTCGTAATCAACTTTGGTTTGATTTATTGGATGATGTCGAAACAATGCAACGCGACTCCAGATTTGGGTGTGGCGATTGGCGGGTCGGCGCTCACCTTTGTCCTGCTGTTTGTGCCCATGTTCTACCTGTTGGAAACCATGTACGTGTGGCTGCGACCGTTTGGCAACACGTTCGGCTACTTGGTCATCAAGTTGTGGGGGGTGGTGGGATTCATGGACGGAATACTCAGGCAGCCCGCACAAGGGGACAACGATGCGGCACGGCGCATGAACAAGTACATCAACTACGTGCGAAGCGACCCGTGGGGATTTTTTAGCATGCTGACAACAAACACCAGCGCGGAACCCGACATCCTGCAAGCCGAAAAAGCGTTTGTGGAATTGAGAGGGAAGCTTACACCCGATGCAGTGATCAATTTTGTCGAGAATAGAAAAGAGTTCGTGAAATACGTCCGCATTAAGGAAAGCGTTGGTAAATTCATATTTTATTTGCTCACGCTGAATCTCATGACGGACATGACCGCCGTTTTCGTGATGGAAAATGACAATAACTGCAAAGTGAATGCCCAGACCATCAAGGCCTCAAATGAGGAGCACAATCAAAAACACGGCGGACGACGAACTCCCAAGCCTGATGCGGTTGTGTACAAGACGACGGAATAAACTATTTTATTTCATCTTATTATAACTAAGTAAAATGAAAAATGCACGTCGCAGTCGCAAAGCTTGTCGCAGTCGCAAGGCTTGTCGCAGTCGCAAGGCTTGTCGCAGTCGCAAGGCTTGTCGCAGTCGCAAGGCTTGTCGCAGTCGTAAATCTTACAAAATGATGGGTGGGATATCCGGCCACAAAGTTCATGCTATAACTGTCCGTAATTCCGACGGATCTCTTTTGTTTGAAGCTGACATTAACAATGATGCTAATGCAGAAACTATTATACTGACTCACCCATCCAACCGGTACGAAGATGGTATTCGGGCTGGAAATTATGTAATTGAGAAGTTAAATGACAATACCTATTATATAAATCCTAGACACATGAGTGACATAGACCGAAGACTAGCTGAGTTGATGGACGATTAAAAGCATCAGCGCTAGTAATTTAACCGATCAAAAATGAATAAGGAGGGGTGTTGATGCATACAACACGAACAAATAAGAGAGAATTGCGATGATAATGGCGACCAGCCAGGCAGGAACCACCGTTTTTCGCTGGAAACCGATGCCAAACTGGCGCAAACTGCCGTCCTCGTTGTACATGAACCGGGGCTTGAATGCCTGAATTGTTGCAAAGGCCGCTAAAAACAGCATGATGGAAAAGGACGTGATGTGTTGTTTGATGAAGAACTGGTTCATGGTGATAATAATGTGTTTGCGTGGTGTTACATTATTATTATATTTTTGTTTGGATGCATTTGATGCATTGGATTCAGTGTTTCAATTTGGACAACGGGTGCCACGAATCAGAATCCACATCTTTGTACTGAAAATGCGGGTCGGACCACACATTGGTGAGCGTTGCGGTTGTGCCTAAAACTTCGTTGCAATGCAGGCGAGAGAATTGGCGCAGCGTGTCAAATGCCACTCCATCCGGCGTGCGAATGACGCGATTGGCTTCGGCGTCAAATGTTGCATACCAATGGTCCCATGCATGCTGGTCCGACGTCATGCAGTGCCGCAACCGCATGCCGTCCTTCAAATATTTAAGCTGGTTCTGTTTTCCAATGTTGCGTGGGTTGTTGCTGCTGTTTCCACTAGACACGCTTTCACTGTCATCGTCGTCATCTTGTTTCTCTGGTTCTTGGTCTTGTTTCTCTGATTCTTTCTCTGGTTCTTGTTCTTGTTTTTGTTTCTCTTGATTTGCATGATGTTGCAACTCCATTACCTTTGAAACCGCCACACTTTCTCTCACATACACAGTTCCATAATACCAAATGCAATCTTGCGAATCAAACACGCTGGACACAGGTGACGGTGCGATAAACGGTGCCGGTGCTGACGGTGCGTATGTAAACACCGATGAAAACACTGGCGGATAAGAACCTCCTGAAGTGATGACAGGTCTGCACAAATGCGTAGCGGGGTTTTTGAAATAATAGGATCGGACTGACGGCGGTTTTTGAACGCCTCTTAAAAATGGTGGCATAGTTTGTGTTTGGGTAATTGGATTATCTTTATGCGTTTATTTGCATTTAATTACTTTTTTTTGATGCACATTCACATGTCATAATGTGTCATAATGTGTTGCAAATAATATGAGTTTAAAACCAATATTATTTATGTTATCAACAATCATATCCACTCGTGCATTTTTTTACATTCATCACATGTCCGCATCACCGTTTGAACTCACGTACTGCAAATGTAAAAACCCAAGGTGGTTTGAAAGTTTAGAGCAACCATTGATCGGCTTGCGCAATTTGCAAAACTACATTCCGCTGTACCGCCGGTTTTTTTTGTTGTCGGATTCCAACCACAACTCCATTGGATTAAACCAACGGCACCACATTGCCTCCATCGCCGAGGTTGTTGGCAAAAATGTGGTCAACGCAACCTTAACCACGGATGCGGATGCATCCTCCTCTTCCATTTTAAAACTGCCGGCATTCATCAAGCACTCGCCCCTTCTGGATCCGATCAAGTACCTGTCCGGCAAATACGACATGCAAGCACCCGATTTGTTGGTGCTTCCTTCGTATGAGTCGTCGCATGAGTCGCATGACTCCTCATCGTCATTGCACCAAAATAAAAAGCACGACGTAAACAATTCGTCCTACGTGGACGCGTTCTTCACGTATTTGACCAGCCAAGCGCTGCACACGCACGGGTTCGTGCACGGCCTTGATTTTTACGGGTCGTTCTTGGCCAACCAGAACGAATTCACGGTCAACGTGTATGACGAACTGGAATATTTTAGCACCTGCGACTTCTTTTTGAAGCATCAGGGCAAGCTGTTTCGCGTGGACCATAGCGAGCTCTTTGACTCCGATGCGGCGGATGCAAACAAGCCCCGGTTGAAGCTGTGCGACACAAACGAATGCCTGGAGTTGGACGACTTGACCGACTTGACCGAGTTGAATGCGAATGCCACATTCAGCGAGCCCGCCGAGCCCATGACCACCGTGGACGTGGACCCCCAACTGGTTGAATGCACCGCGTGCACCGCGGAGGATTTACCGTGTGGGCAGCATGTCATGGATGACAGCGACGACTCTTGTTCCTCTCGGTCGTCGGATGACAATGATGATAATGAAGACAATGATGCCAATGAGGACAATGACAATCGGGTGGTTAGCGACAACAGCTGCGATAACAGCGACAACAGCGAGGATGACGAGGATGATGGCAGTAATAGCAGTAACAGTGACGACGAAGTGCACAATGCCCACATCTTCAATTTTCCAGTGCACTCCATTGTGATGGAAAAGTGCGACAACACGCTGGACAGCCTCATGTACGGCCGCAACGAGCTGACGGAAGCGGAATGGGCTGCCGCGCTCATGCAGGTCATCATGACGCTCATCGCGTATCAACACATGTTTGCATTCACGCACAACGACCTGCACACAAACAACATCATGTTTGTGAAAACCGACAAGAAGTTCCTGCATTACTTGTACAACGGGGTGTACTACCGCGTTCCCACGCACGGCCGCATCATGAAAATCATTGACTTCGGGCGCGCCATTTACAAGTACCGGGGCCAAACCATGGTGAGCGACAGCTTTGACCGCACCGGAGACGCCGCTTCGCAGTACAACTGCGAGCCCTACATGAACCCGAAAAAACCGCGCCTGGATCCCAACCCCAGCTTTGACCTGTGCCGCCTGGCGTGCTCGCTGTTTGACTACTTTGTGGAAGACATCCGGGACGAGGCGGAGTACGCTGCGACGCTGAAAGAAAACCGGGTTGCCAGCATGGTGGTGGAGTGGCTCAATGACGACAAGGGGCGCAACGTGCTGTACAAGAAGAACGGCGACGAGCGGTACCCTGAATTCAAACTGTACAAAATGATTGCGCGCACCGTGCACGGCGCCGTGCCGCGCGAGCAACTCAGTAAACCCATGTTTGCACACTACGCCATCCCGCGCAAACAAATCAACGGCAAGCCGCACATCATGAACATTGATGCGCTGCCATCCTACGCGACATTGAGTTGATGCTTGATTTTAAACCGACCCATATTATTATATTTTCACATCATATACATATATGACATGTCCGTTGCAATTGATGCGCACGAATTGAGAGAATATTTGCACAGCATTAAAGACGACTGGAATTACATAACCCCAATGGATTTTTACAACGAGTACGTCGTGAAAAAAAAAGGACTACTTCTTGATTGATTTGCGGAGTGAAAAGGAATACAAAAAAATGCACATCAAGGGCGCCCGAAACATGTTTTGGATGAATGTTTTAGACGAAAAAAACTTGGCCAAGTTACCCAAAGACAAGCCGATCTTTTTGATTTGTTATGTGGGACACACGAGCAGCCAAGTGCTGACCTTGTTGAAGCTGCTGGGTTACAACGTCACATCAATAAAATATGGCTACGGGTTAGCAAGGAGTGCCCGTGGCGGGATGGCTGGACTACGGATTGCCGACCGAAAGCACGCCGCTGGGTCGCAAGAGCCGACGCCGAAAACGGCATTGAATTACAAATGCCGCCATTTTAATTTAAATGCATGATGATATGCTATTGCATTGCTTATCGCATTGCTTATCGCATTGCTTATCGCATAGAATCATGTTAACGGTGCTGATCAACGGCGGCCTCGGCAACCAGTTGTTCCAGGTGTTTGCCACGCTGGCGGCGGCCATTCGCAACGGCGACACGTGTTACTTCATACACACGCCGAGAGATGCCAGCGGAAAACGAGCCACGTATTGGAACTCCCTGTTTCATGCGCTGAAACCCATGACGGTGCTTTCCACGCAGGCCAATGTGCAGCGCTTCATACAACTGCCGACGCACCAAGAAATCAGTTTTCGTTACCATCCGATACCCGGCAAAACGGCCATGAATTCTGCGCCCCTGAAGCTGGTTGGCTACTTTCAAAGTCCACAGTACTTTGCCGACGTGCGTGACGCAATTTACGAGAAGCTGCAGTTGCTGGATCAACAGCGCAGCATTCGGGCCGCGTTTGCAGAGAGCACGTGGTTTTCGTGCGAGGCAGTCACGGTTGCCGTGCACTTTCGCATCGGGGATTACGCGGCCATCCAGGAAGCGCATCCCATTTTGACGCTGGACTATTACCGACAGGCACTAAAATACGTTGTGGACCACAGCAGCAACAACAACAACAACAGCAGCAACAACAAAATAAACGTGCTCATATTCAACCAAGCGTGCGACAGCGCAATCGTTCTGGATCACATGCGCCAATTGAAGACCGACCCTGCGTTTGCCGCACGGTGCCGGTTCCACAAAGTGCCGGACATGTTTGAAGACTGGAAACAAATGCTGCTCATGAGCGTGTGTGACCACAACATCATTGCAAACAGCACGTTCAGCTGGTGGAGCGCGTACTTGAATCAGAACCCGGGCAAAATCGTGTGCTACCCGAGCACGTGGTTCGGGCCTGCGCTAAAAAAGCACGACACGCGCGACTTGTTTCCAAAGGAGTGGATCAAAGTCTAACAAACATGATTATGAAACAACTTAAATTGTAGTTGCTTCATATGTGTAATCATTACAATCAAATGCAAACAATGCAATCCAGTGGCGGCGTAATCCAGGGCATGTCTCACGCCATCTGTCCCATTCCAGGTGAGCCCGAAGGAACGTACGCAGTTGTGCGGGTGCTGAACGTTCCAGACACGGCGACGGCGACGGCTTTGCCGCTGCATTTGTGCGACCCGGCCAAATTGATCACGCAGCACCGGTTGGGCAATCATGAACTGCCGCACCGCACCATTGACCCGCGAATGTACGACCAGTGTGAAATTGACTGGTACGGTGCCGGCGTTCTGCCGCCGCCCATGTACATGTGCTTCATCATGGCAACCAAGTGCTACCTGTGCGGCGACATGCAAGCTTCTGGTGACGACATTCACGGCGAATTCACCGAAAGCTTCAAGGAGGGGTACCGGTTCTGTAGTGCATGCGTGCCGTATTTTCGCCAGGCCTTGTATAAAACGCTGGCCCCCATTTGGCGGTTTCGCCTGGAATCGGAGCGCGCCGAAAGACGCCGGAGTCCCCTTTGGGTGCATCGCACCCGCCGCGACGAATTCGGCAAATCGGATCGCACGAATTCGGGGCGGCCGTTCCGATACACGCGTTGGTTCGTGAGTTCGTGGATCACGCGCAAATCCATCAACAAGCATGATCCCAATGTGGAACCGTTTGAGGAAGACCTCGTCTGCGTGGAAGAATGGATCAATTATCATGATAAGGAAAGCGGATCAGAACCGATGAGCAGAGCAGAACCCATGAGCAAATTGGTGTCGGTCATGGACGTGTTCTTTGCGAACCGGGGCTCCTTGACCGACCCGAATTACGACCCGAATGTGGACGACCCGCTGAACCAAATTCGGCACCTGACGCTGGATGAAAAACGGGCAATCATGCAGCGAGAATCGGCGCCCTTTGAATGATTATGTGCATTTGATCCTTCTTCTCGGTTGAAACAGTTACATGGAATGCTATGTTCAATGAATTGTCATCATCATTTACCGTTCTTTCATATGTTTGTTGTAAAATTTTATTTGGTTGGTTTTGTCAATGCAAAATTTCGTATTCAAACTTACGGTATTCATCGTGGCCAATGCGCTGCGCTTGATGGCGACCAATATGGTTGCGCTGCGCTTGGTGGCGGATGATCTGCGCTTGACGGCGGCCAATATGGTTGCGCTGCGCTTGACGGCGGCCAATATGGTTGCGATGGCGGATGATATGCGCTTCCAGATGCGCTTCCAGATGGTCTTCCAGATGCTGCGCTTGGACCTAGTAAAATTGACGCTGCATTATCCACATTTCCATGTGCTTTTTTCAATGCCATTTCGATCTCGCCATCTGTAACATCCATTTTCATATCTTTTATTTTTTGTAAGTTTGAATCGTATGTGCACGTCCACCCTTTCTCCCTAAATTTTTTTTGTAAATTAGTATAATTCAATTTAGCTGTACCTGGTTTACCTGGTTCACCTATAAATATCCTGCAAAACTGATCATCCGTCAATATTATTCCTTTTGATTCTGTTTCATTATCATAAGTAAAAGTTGGACACTCTCTTAATAACACACTGATAAATTTTACATAACGTCCTTCCTTACCACCATCTTCAAGTTCTCGTAATGTTAACTCTTTTCCACCAATCAACCACTTGCGTTGTCCCGCAACTGTTTTAACCTTTACATCTATACCTTTACGGGAACTCATTGCTTTCAACATCTGGACCATTAGCTCTGGGTCACTTGATATATCCCCGACTGGATTAGCAATCACATGATTGTCTTCTGCACGAATAAATGACTCCCATCCAAAACCACCAGATTGACGACGTGTTTTGTATCTACGGGTTTTTATTATCCGAATACTTTTTCTATGTTTAGTCGTGCCTTTTCTATGTTTCGTCATGCGTCGGTGTCGCTTAATATTCATCGTTTTTTATTTTTACAATGTCACAATGTTACAATATTGTGATCTTACAATACACATAGATAATATTTATGAACGCATGCATAAATAAAATGAAGAAATAACAATATTGGTAAAATGCATGGATGCCAATATTTCATGTCATTTTCATCATCGTGGGGGTTATTTTTGGTATCAGTGCAATTGCGCGGTGTTATTTGATGTGCTGCAATAAAAATGCATAAACGGAATAACACACATAAACACAAAAATTTAATGCATGCATGTATTATACACGATTTGCATCAATATCTCTCAACATGGTCCGTTCAAAACTGAATCTAGATGTCAACTATCGGGAGTACAAGCAGTTGGAGCGGGATGACGCCGACTATGATGCCACAATGTATGAGGTGGAACTGTTGGGCAAGGAGGTTCGCGTCGCAATCGGCCGCGGCAAAACCGACAAGAAGGACCTCCTTTATTACCCCATGTACTTGATCAACACGGACGATCGCGTTGTGAAACAGATCGGCGTGTTTGAAATCCGCGCGGATCAAGCCAGCGAAGTTTTAGACGATGACGACGACTTGGACATTGACAAGCTGTCGCACCCGCTTATTTACTCGTTCGTCACGGCCGCCATGCTGGAGGCCGACAGCCGCGGCAAGAAGGCACCAGAAAAGGAAAAAGAAGGAGTCATCGCTGCGCTTGAAGAAGGACTTGCTGCGCCGGAAGAAAAAGAAGTCATCCCTGCGCCTGAAGAGCAAACCGACCAACAACAACAAGACCAACAAGACCAACAACAACAAGACCAACAAGAGGAACAACAAGACGACGCAGCGCTGCGGTCCAAGATGAAGGCGCTGGCCCTGCCGCCCCAGACCAAGGAGACGGCCGAGGCCGAGCACGCGGAGTACAAGAAGCAGCCCGGCCAGCCGTGGATCCAGACGCACATGCAGAACAGCAATTTTGGAATCAAGGACAACGAGGGCGGCGGCGACTGCTTGTTTGCCGTGATTCGCGACGCGTACCGCACCCGCGGCAAGTACGTGGAAGTGCCCGAACTCCGCCGCAAGTTGGCGGCGGAAGCCACCGAAGACGTGTTTCAAAGTTACAAGGAGAAGCACACCATGACGGCGGAGGCCATTGCCACCACGGAGGCCGAAATGCGCGCGTTGGCGGATGCAAACGCGGGGTTGAAGCAGCGTCTTGAGCGCACCACGGAGGCCAAGGAGCAGCAAGCCATCATTGCCGAGTCGCGCCGCAACGCCGCGCAGTTCAAGCGGCTGAAATCCGAGCTGGCCCTCAGCAAGGACCTGCTGCAGGACTTCCACTTCATGAAGCACGTGAACACGCTGGAGGATTTCCGCGAAATGCTGAAGTCGTGCGCGTTTTGGGCCGACACGTGGGCCATTTCCACGCTGGAGCGCATCCTGCGCATCAAGCTCATCATTCTGTCGTCGGAGCGCTTCCACGCGGGGGAAACGGGCGGCGTGCTGCAGTGCGGCCAGCTGAACGACCGCATCCTGGAAGACCAAGGCACCTTTGAGCCCGAGTTCTACGTCATGGCAGATCACACGGGGTCGCACTACAAGCTCGTGACCTACAAGGACGAAGCGCTCCTCACTTTCCGAGAGATTCCGTACGACATCAAGGTCATGGTGACCGAGAAGTGCATGGAGCGCAACGCGGGCCCCTATTACTTGATCCCGCAATTCCGCACGTTTCGCGAGGAGGAGCTGGGGCTCAAAGGCCTTGAAGAGGACCAAGCCCTCAATGCCCATGCCCGTGCCGACCATTCATTGGCCACGCATGAGCCGCTTTATGACGACGCCACCGTGTTCCAGTTTTACAGCAAGAGCATGGACAAGCCGCTGCCGGGCACGGGGTCGGGTGAAACCATTGAGCGCGCCGACATCCCCAAGTTTGCTGCGCTGGCGAAGGAGACGCCGCAGTGGCGCAAGATGCTGTCCAACCTGTGGGAGCCGCCGGGCGACGACCGCGACAAGGCGCTCTTTGTGCTGGACGACCACAAGTGGCGCACTTTGGAGCACTACTTGCAGGGCAGCAAGTACCGCAAGGAGAACCCGAAGCATTATCTGCGATTCTCTCTGGATTCGGATTCGGATTTGTCCAAGAGTCCCGAGTTGGCACAAACCAAGGACAAGGACAAGGACACCGTTCCAACCGATGCGGACTACGGCTCGCGCGAAGAAAAGGAGCGCGAGGATGCGCAATACGCCAAATACAGCCAGAATTCGTATTTGACCGACATGTTGCTGAACACGCGGAATGCCAAGCTGGTGCAGTTTAGGCGCGGCAAGCCGCCCGTCGTGTGCGATGAGCTGATGCGCGTCCGGCACCGGCTGCAACGAGAGAAAGCGAAGAAATGATTTCATTTAATAGTTTACATATTTAAAAACATCATGATGCAACAATGAAATGACAGCACCATTTGAACTAACATTCACACCAATCTCAAATAACAATTGCACTGTGAATTTACACAATGAACTTGTTTCCAAAAACACATGGAGGTGGTCTGACGGAAAACACAACAAATCTAAAATTGGAGATTATTTTGCGTTTTATTTTCACAAAAAAAAAATAATTTTTCACAAAATACTTGACATCATTGGACCTGAAAATAAGTATTCACATTGGGATTATCCAGGCAGCCAATCCAAAAATATTTTGATTTTATCACAACCATTGCATGAACTTGATTGGAATGAATGGGAATTATTGAATGGTCCTCAAAGCCACATGTCAACTTACACTACTGTTAATTTGAAAAAACAACGATCATTGGTTTACAATTATTTAGTGGACCACTTGACATGAAAAAAAAAGAAACTGAATTATTGCATTACATAAATTAACAAAATTCAAATATAATGAAAATACAGTGTATCATTATATTATCAACTGCTAACATAACATGAATCCCAATGCTTTGCGCAAGGCGTTTGGCGTGCTGTATTCGGACATGCAGCGCGCATTCGCGGCGTGTCACAGCACAACCCTGACGCCCGTTGTGAAAACGGTGGACTCCCGAAGAAGTTTACCGCTGCCGTCGGGCTTCTCCAGCGGTTCGGATTATTTCCCGGATGAAATCCGCGACCACATCCTGGACGAACCCGGCGCATCGGTAACCTACAATTTCAGCGTGGGTGACCGCAAGGTGGTGCTGCATTTCGTGGAGTTCAACCAGCAGCCCGCGCAATTGAATATGAAGGCATTGCTGGCGCACGCCGAGCGCGTGTGTGCGCTGCTGCACCTGGTTTCGCTGCACGCCGTCCGCGCCACGTGCTCTTCCACGCTCAGCATCTACATTTACTTGACGGAATTCAAGAAGCGGTTCCCGACGCGGAAGGGGCTGCCGCTGGACGCGGAACACGTCAACACCGGGTTGTCGTATCACTGCGCCAAAACCAATGACGTGGTGGTGTATCGGCGCGAGGAGTGGTTCAAGGTGCTCATTCACGAGCTGTTTCATGCGATGGGCCTGTCGTTCATTGAGAGCGACATGCCCGCGGGAGTGGATGCCGCCATGCAATCCGTGTTGCAGCGCATGTACGCCATTTCGCACCCGGTGCGCGTGTACGAAACGTATTGCGAAATCTGGGCGCGGGTTTTGAACGTGGTGTTTGCGTGTTTTGCAAGCGACGGCAGCGCCACGCCGTTGCAGTTGCAAGTGTTCATGGAGTGCGTGATGGAGGGGCTGCACGCAAATGCGCGGTTTGCCCGGCAGCAGTGCGCAAAACTGTTGCAGTACGCGGATTTGACGCACGATGTCATGGCGAACCCGACCGAACAGAACCGCGCCATGGTTGCCAAGAAATACCGCGAAAACACCAATGTGTTTGCGTACTACGTGTTGACCTGCGTGTTACTGCATTCGCCCGATGCGTTCATGGCCTGGTGCTACAAAAACAACCCCTTCACCAAGACGAAGGCGACGAAGCACATCATGCAGTTTCGCACCATTCCGTCCAATTTCAATGGGTTCGTGGAGCTGCTGCGCCATTGCAAGCAGCAATGCCCGAGGTTTGATTCGCACGGGTTGAACGATGCGGACGTGCTGGGGTCTTCCATGCGCATGACGGTACAATGAAATGCATTGGAATGCATTTTTATGCAAAAAAATTGATTTCACCACGTCTCTGGCATCATCCCACGCAACACAAGATGGGAATCAAGAATTTGAATCAGTTTATCCGACACGAGTGTTTGAACACGGGCACGGCGAACGCAGTAAAAACCATTCATTTGAACGAACTGTCGGGAAAAACGGTGGTGGTGGATGCCAGCATCTTCATGTACCGCTTCATTGCCGATGACGCGCTGCTGGAAAACATGTACTCCATGATGTCGTTCTTTCAAATGCACAACATTGTGGCATTGTTCATCTTTGACGGCAAACCCCCTGAAGAAAAACGAAAAACCATTAACAAGCGAAAGCGTTTGAAATGCATCGCAGAAATGCACTACAACCGGTTGGTTCGCAACATCAATAACGACCATGAAAACGGGGCTGCCGGCAGCGGATGGCTCAAAAAGGAGCAGGAGCACGCGCTCAAAGTGCTTCGCCGGCGGTTCATACGGGTTAGTGACGACGATTTTGACCGCGTTAAAACTTTGATGCGCGCGCTGGGAGTGCAGTACATGGTGGCCGACGGAGAGGCGGACGTGTTGTGCGCGCAGATGGTGATAAAACGCAAAGCGTATGCGTGCGTGTCCGACGACACGGATTTGTTTGTGTATGGCTGCACCCGCGTGCTGCGCCACATCAACTTGTTTGATCAAACCGCGACGTTGTACGACATGCCCAAAATCCTGACAGTGCTTGGAACCAGCATGACCGAGTTTCGCCAGATTTGCGTCATTTCAGGGACGGACTACCATGCGGGACCAATGCACGGACTGAACCTGAAGGTTGCCCTGGATTTGTTCAAACAGTACAAAAAATGCGCACTGGATGCAGAAACGAACGATGACGTCTTTGCGCCGGACTTTTACACGTGGATGCATCATCTCTGCACCAATCACAATCACATTCGGTTTGATTATGACACCACAATGACCGTTTACAACATGTTTGACCCTGCAATTATGAGTTTGCCGACCATTGCGCCGGTAAATGCCGTGAAAAACAGGGAGTTATTGCGCGAAGTCATGGCGCACGAAAATTTCATATTTGTGGATTAATGGAGGATTAATGGATTTGATTAAACTCATTTTTTTTTGAATAATAAAAAAAATTGAATGCTATTTGTTGTCCATGAATGAATGAATTGGACAATCAGACAATCAGACAGACAATCAGACAAATATGCCTAACTACAAGACTACTACTACAACCGCTGCCAGTGCAACCGCTGCCAGTGCAACCGCTGCCAACACATTCGTCATCCGGGTGAACGGATGCACCGAACTCAAGCAGTACATTCAAACCACAACCCAGTTCGTGCAAGACATTCGCGCCGAGCTTGACGCCGACTTGACGCAACCCAAGGCAGTCGTGCCATTCACTCACGAACATGAGATGACCGCATTGAAGCACGCGTGTTTCGTTCGTGACAAGGTTCGCCACCAAGCCAGCGCATTCGCCGTCGCAGAATCGGCAATTCACGAGGCCCTCGCTCAGCTGGAAATCATCCGGAAAATGCTCGTCAACAACAAACAAACAAAACGCACCGCGGTGAGAGGCATTCAAAAAATCATTGCAGAAATGCATGCGTGCATATCTGCGCTGGAAGGCACCATTGAAACGAACGCTTCACCCATTCAACAACTGCGTCAAATGAAGGAAAGCACAAAGCAGCACCACCGAACGGTGTCCCGCAGTCTACTACAGCATGCAACCCGCATTCTCATTGCAATGCGAACGAAACACATTCTCGCCTACAAGCTCGCTGCACAAGACGCCGTCGGCGAAATCATCCACCACGCCGAAAAATGCCGCGCCTCCATCTCCAAGCGCGACACGGAACACTGAACACTGAACACGGAGTTGCAAGGTAAGATCAGGTAAGTATTTTTATTTTCATTAGTATTTGAAATTTCATATAATAAAAACCAAACGATTGTTTTTATTGTATTTTGTTTTAATGCTTATTGTATTTTGTTTTTAAGCGGAGGCAACAACGGCAACCTTGCCGGCAAAGTGGGGAGACATGTAGCGCTGCAGGTTGAAGTAAGTGAGCTCCTCACCCTTCTTCAACTTAAGGAGGGACTTGAGCTTGGCATCGGGGTTGATGCGGCGACCGTTCTCCTTGTCCTGCAAGTTGTTGTTGCGGATGTATGCGTTGATCTCGCGGGTGACCTCGGTTCTGGCCATCTCGGAACCGTCAGTCTTGCCAAGAAACTCGGCCAACTCCTTGGAAATGGGGGTGGGCTTCACGAAACCAGAGGGGGCACGGTTGCCAACCTTGCGGCGCTTCTTGGCACTGGCCTTCTGAGCAGTGCGGAGCTCCTTGACGGCGTGGCGCTCAAGAGCACGAAGCTCGGAGCGAAGAGAGGCAGCAAAGGCAACCACCTGCTGCAACTTGGCGGAAATGCTGGAAAACTGGGAAGAAATGAGGGACTCGGTGGAAGGAGCAACCTCCTCAACGGCGGCAGCACCAGCAACATCGGTGGTAGGAGCGGCGGCGGCGGCAGCAGCAACGGGCTCCTTGAGAGCTTTGGGCTCCTTGGGCTCCTTGGGTGCCTTAACCTTAGTAGCAGCGGCAGGAGTTGCGGCAGCAGGAGCAGCGGTAGTGGAAGCAGCGGCGGTGGTCGCCGAGGTCTTAGTCGTCTTGGCCATTGTGTGTGTGTGTTTTCGTTTATACCCTACATACAGATGTCTTTTTAAGCCGTTTTACGAATTAAATGTTTAATGCAGAATGACATGCAGTTGTCATGTCGTTTTACCAATTATTCCTTAATGATTGATTTCATGGAATGTAAACAACGGATTCATACAGCCACGGCATTGCGGCTTGCGCGTGCTGGCTCACCAGCGTCAGCGCCGACAGCACGTAGTATGCGCCCAGCGACTGGCTGTCGCGGTTGATGCCCGACGTCACAAACGTGTTCACGATTTGAATGCCGTAATGCTTAATCATGTCGGGATGAATGCCTCGCAAATCCACGTAGCGGAACGGGTCGCCGTTCGGCGGGCAAATTTCCATTTTTAGTTGCGGCATAATCTGTGCTCGGTAGTTCCAGATGTCGGCCAGCTCGCGCATGAATCGCATGGTTTGCACCAGGCTGAGGTCGCTAAACCAGGCGGAATCGGCGTAGTGCCCATGCGAATTGATTTGCTGAAATGCGGCAAACAAGATTTGGTCGTCCCGTTCCTGCATGGAAACCACGGGCTCGGGTTCTTCTTCAATTTTGCAAGGCACGCCTAGGATGTCCGTAAGCCGAATTTTGCGATGCAATTGACGGCGCAGCGTGATCGGAAACTGCATACGGTTGTATGGGTTGGACGGCACGTGGTGCCCCTTGTGCAGTTCATTGTCGTAATACGTGTACAATGACATGATGTCAAACCCGTACACCATGCCGGCGTCGTCTTTAAAGCTGATGAACTGGTTGCGCGGAATGTCGCTCATGGGCTCCATGCTGTAAAAATCGCTGTCATTCACGCACAGCGACCGGTCATTGTAAGCGGGGCCGCTCACTCGCGTGTGCTGCTTAACGAAGCTTCGGCGAAGCGCGCGCTGGATCCGCTTGATGAAATGCGACTGCATCAAGTGCGTGTACACGCGGTCCTTCAACTCCGCCTTGGTGCCGCTGCATTTAATGCCGTAGTGCTTGCACAGTTCTTTCAGTTCATTGACTTTGTATTCGTTTTTCACGAAATCGGCGTATTCGGAAAACGCGGGGAATTTTGTCACATTCACCTTGGCCTTTGCAATCGTGATTTTTTTCAACCGCGGCTTTGCATTCACGTTCGTCGTGTTCGTGTTCTCCGCGGTTGGATGGACCATGGTGTCTTGCATGGAGATATTTGTGGATGAGATTATTATTATTATACTACCTACATTTTTTATATCTTTTCACAATCAACATTAAGGATCTTCATTGTCTTCATTGACTGTTTACATGTTTTTGAAAACAACTTAAACTTTTTATATCAGTACAATGCATAACCCGACCTTACTTAAAATGAAACTCGTTCCATGTGTGCTTTTGCTGTGTTCGCTCTCCATGGCAGCATGCATTCCGGTTGACATCAAACTACATGCAGTCAATGCAACCGATGCAGTCAATGCAACCGATGCAGTCAATGCAACCGATGTCAATGTGACTCATGAACCCATTGTCAATGAACGCCATTTGTTGCGATTCATGCCAAAGATTTTCAGGCCTTCCCCTAAGCCTGCACCTAAGCCTGCACCTGCTCCTGCACCTAAGCCTGCGCCCAAGCCTGCACCTGCTCCTGCACCTGCTCCTGCACCTAAGCCTGCGCCCAAGCCTGCACCTGCTCCTGCACCTAAGCCTGCTCTTAAGCCTGCACCTGTTGTAAAACCTGCGCCTAAGCCTGCACCTGTTGTAAAAGCTGTTGTAAAACCAGTTGTAAATGTTGTAAAAGCTGTTGCAAAACCAGTTGTAAATGTTGTAAAATCTGTTGTAAAGCCTGCAACTGTTGCAAAACCAGTTGTAAATGTTGCAAAACCGGTTGTAAAAGCTGCGCCTGTTGCAAAACCGGTTGTAAAAGCTGCACCTGCACCTGCACCTGCACCTGTTGCAATCAAATCTTTTCCAATTGCAATCGCATGTGACAATGAATTTGATTTGTATGTTGCTGGTAAAAAGGTGGGAAAGGGTGATACATGGACAAAAACATATGAATTCTCTCCTCTCGTGAATGCAGGTGATGTGATTTCAATTGATGGTGTGAACACAGGTGGTCCTGCCGCATTCATTGGTGTGTTCAATGGAAAAGTTACTAAATCGGCTGACTGGAAATGCACCACTGGAAAATTTTCCAATTGGAATGAAAATTCATTTGATGACTCTGCATGGCCTCGGGCAGTTGGTTACAGCAGAAATCAGGACAACAACATTTGGAGATCGGTTGGTGGCGGTGCTCGTCCCAAAATCCCAGGTGATGCCGAATGGCTTTGGACAAGTAATAATAATGCTCACAACCGTGTTTTCTGTAGATACACACCCATAAGAGGCCCTGTTCCTGTTGCTCCTGTTCCTGTTGCTGCTGCTGTTGCCAAGGTTATTGCTCCTGTTCCTGTTCCTGTAGCAGCCAAGGTTATTGCTCCTGCTCCTGTGGCTCCTATTGTTCCTGTTGCCAAGGTTGTTGCTCCTGTTCCTGCTGTTGCCAAGGTTATTGCTCCTGTTCCTGTAGCAGCTGCTGTTACCAAGGTTGTTGCTCCTGTTCCTGTAGCAGCTGCTGTTACCAAGGTTGTTGCTCCTGTTCCTGTAGCAGCCAAGGTTATTGCTCCTGTTCCTGTTGCAGCCAAGGTTATTGCTCCTGTTGCAGCCAAGGTTGTTTCCAATGTAAAGGCAAGAGGAGTTCGGATTTATGGAAATTATTGTGGCCCCAACTATTGCGGAGGCCAACGGTTCAATGGTGCTGAAGGACCCAACTGTCGCTGGGGTGTGGCGCCCAAAGACTCGCTTGATGCGTGCTGCAGAGCACATGACCAGTGCTGTGGATTAAACCGCGGTGTGAACTGCAACCGAGAAATTTTGGCTTGCATCAACACTGTAAAATGCAAAGGCCTCAAATGCAATGTTGCACAACTTGCCATGAAAACCACATTCGGTGCCATGCAAAACAGAGTGTGTGGAGAAGTGTTCAGGTCTAATGCTGCGCTTGCTCCCACTACAGTGCGTGTCACTGTTGCAAACGCAAAAGCCGACGTCGTCGGCAGTGTTAACAACATGCACTCCCGCATTGTTTCCATAATTCAAGAAACCCAAACCATTCAGAAGAGAGAAATTGACCAAAATAAAAAGAACGTGAATTTCTCTCAAAACGACTTGGATAAATTAATAATGAATCAGGATGACGAGCAGAAGCAGATGCTTCGGTTGCAGGCCAGCATCGTTCAAACCAATCAAAGCATTGCCCGTCACTATGCTCAGATGACCGCCGATTCCCTGTATTTGCAGAAGCTGGATTTGATCAAGCCGCAGTTCTTGAAAACACTGGACACCACCAATGCCGACTTTACTGTGCTGTCTGCGCACGTGTCCAAGCTTGTCAGTGACGAGCACAAGAAGGCCATGCAGGACATCTTGTCCAAGGCACAAAATCAGACCGTGTACGACACGCGCGACCTGGCCCAAGCGTTCCTGGCGCACTACGAAAAGTACAAGCACGTGCTGCGTGCGGATTCAGCGGCTTACGCTCAGGACGTGCTCAACTTGAAGAACTTGAATCAGCGCCTTGCATCCGGTAAAACCGTGTTCAGCGGTCTGAAAGCCGAAGTGGCACGCCTGCGCGCGCTCTTGGAGTCGTTGAAAAAGACGCTTCAAATCAGTGAATCCGAGGCTGCGTTGTTTTTGGAAATTGAGAGGATTATTTCCGATATTCTCTCTTCCAAGAAGACCAAGTTTGCAGTTCATGGGGGTGAACGGGAGTGCGCCGTGTCTGTACTTCGTTCCCACATCGCAAATGGGCTGGTTTAACCACGCCAGTCGCGCACCCAATTTAGCTTAGCGCATTCATCCTGCATTATTTCTTATTTTATGATTATTATATCTGACGGATTTTATAATAAGCATGGATCAACAATCGCACGACTGCAACAATCGTGATCAACGCGAATATGATCATTGAGAGAAAATGGGAAACAATGGAATTTCCGAATTAATCAGAATCAAGTGCGCTTTAAGTATTTTCGCTGAATTAAAAAAAAAATTGATTTAAAGGTTTGGACATAGGATGGGTAAGCAACTCAACAACAACAACAACAACAACAACAACAACAACAACACAACACAATGGCCACAACTCAATCCATCATCTCCGGCACTACCTTCAATCCCAGCACCGATATCAAATACGCAAAAGTCAAGGTCAACAATTCCGGCGGCAAGAGTGTCGGCATTCTCAATGCTGCGACCAACACCGCGCTCAATCTCCAGACGCCCCTCATGCTCACATGGGGTGTGAACGAAAACACCGACAAAAAGACCGGCGAGGTGCAGTCGTATAGCATGGCCCTCCAATTCCCCAGCGACGAGTACAAGACCGCGAATATCAGCAAGTTCTTTGCAGTCATGCAGGCGTTTGAAGCCAAGATCAAGCAGGACGCAATCACCAATTCCAAGGAGTGGTTTGGCAAGGCCATGTCTGCCGAAGTCATCAGCGCCATCTTCAATCCCGTGCTTTCCTACTCCAAGAACCCTCAAACTGGCGAGCCCGATCACACGAAGAACCCCACGCTCCGTGTCAAGTTGCCCTTCTACGACGGCGAATGGAAAGGCATTGAGATCTACGACTCCAATCAACATGTGCTCTTCCCCAACAGTGACGGCAAGTCGCCCAAGGACCTCATCACAAAGGGATCCGATGCGGCGCTCATCATTACATGCGGTGGGCTGTGGTTTGCAGGCGGCAGTTTCGGTGTCATTTGGCGCTTGGCACAGGCGGTGTTGAAGCCCAAGCCCACCTTGAGCGGAAGATGCCACATCCAGCTGGACGACGACGAGCAAAGACGCATTGCAGCACCGGTTCCATCCAAGCCACAACAACAACACGACGATGCAGCTGCAACGTCTGCTTCCCAAGAAGTGGATGTGGAGGATTCGGATGAAGAGGAGGAAGATGGTGCTCCAATGCAGAGATCTGCCTCATCCGCACCAGTCGTCGCCGCTGCTGCTTCTGCTGTCACCGCTCCCAAGAAGATCGTCGCCAAGAAGAAGTAAGATAAGGTAGTCATCATGTGGTACAATGATGGCTTAAAAAAAGGCACCAGGCACTAGGGCACTAACGCAATACAGGTAAGATTCATTTGCATTGATTGTATTGTCTTTATTCATTCCAACATCATTACTAACACGCGTGAAACAATCAAAAAAAAAAAGTTTTTTTTCATTGTTTTGGATCCGAGAATTCAAATGCTAATGCGCCGAAGCTGGCTTAAAAAAAGGCACCATGCACTTCAGAAATATAATATTGCATTCATTATATGCAATACAACCCATGTTTGGCCAAATATTCAAGAAATATTTTAAGCCTGGGACCATACACGTGTTTGCGTTTTCATTTTGCATCTTCATTGTATTGAACGTCATAGAAAACGTGATTCATTATAACATTGGCAGGTTTCATAATGGCAACAACGGAGTAATGAGCGGGTACCATTTCACAAATCCATCTAGAAATGACTGGGTGCGCATCATTCTGATCATGATTGTCTTTGCCCTTTTGCAGGGGGCATTTACTTCGCATTTCAGTTTATGTTAGTTAATCGTTAAAATCCCTTCACAACCCGCAGCTGTTTACCGAATTTAAATCTCTCGGCGTCCATGGTGCGCCGTTGCAAATTGCAGGCCAAACATGCTAGAACCACGTTATCCCCGCTGTGCCCCTGGTCGTTGTCCACGCGGTCCAGGGTCCACTGTCGCGGCGCCATCACGTCCTTATAAATAAGCTCGCAGCACTGGCGGCAGTAATTGCATCGCAACTTACTTATTAACAAGAGTTCAATTGTTGCATCTAGAGAGATAATGGCGGATAAATCGGGATCATGAATGCCGTTTTCTTTGTCTTGTCTCGCGTAGCCGTCCAGCTTGGCCTTTATCTCTTTTTTGAAGAAATTTCTCTCTTCCAGAGTCGTATCATCTGCAATTAAGCGGCGCAACACTTCCAGCTGCTTGTCATAATTGAAGAAGGCGTCGTCAATTGTCCACTTCAGGGTGCGAGTGCGTTGCGGTTTTTCGGCCTTGCTCAGCTTGTCGCTAAGCTTGTCGCTAAGCTTGTCGCTAAGCTTGTCGCTAAGCTTGTCGACGTTGCGCTTGCCTGCAATGCACACCATGTGCTTTGATTGGTCATTCATTTATAATGTATTGCATCATGCAAATATTATATTATAATTGTATTATCGCGATTTTAAATATCAATATTGAATGCCGGTGATGCTAGCAAATGTATAAAATAACTATATAAATGTATCGCTCTAATATAGTTTAACCGGTTATAACGAAAATGCAGCCAGGCGAATGGTCTGATGCATTGATATCGTTGCGTGCAATCAATGCAGACTGGTCAAACGACATTGATTTGCACCGCGAATATCTCTCGTCCCTCTTTGAACAATTTGGAGAAGAGGACATGTTGCTGACATTAGAAGACATGCTGCGGCACTTGGATGCCTACATTTGCGACAACCCGCTCGCGTTCAGCGCCCCCGACTTTCACGACGTCGTGCACGACGTGCTGCACGAGTACTTTGAGGGCATGCACGCGTTTGAAGCAAGTAATTTAGACCTGGAGGCGGACGCGCTGTGCTGCTTCTGTGAGTCCATGTATTTCCGACACGCAAATCCACCGCGCGAATGCTCCAGTACGTTCATCCGGAAGCCGCCCAATGTGCCGGTCATTGATGCGAAGCTGGCGCGCATTCGGGCCAAGCCGCAGCCCGACCAGCGCACGTCCGAGTGGTACCGGTTCCGACACGACCTGCTCACTGCAAGCAACGCGTGGAAGGCGTTTGAGAGCCAGGCGTGCATGAACCAGCTCATTTACGAGAAGTGCAAACCCTTGCAGATCAAAGACCAAGAAGAAAAGGAGCACGTGAACACGTCGTCACCGATGCACTGGGGGCATAAGTACGAGCCCGTGTCGCGCATGGTGTACGAGCACATGTACAAAACCCGAGTGGCGGATTTCGGGTGCCTGCAGCACGACGTGCACCTGTTTTTGGGCGCGTCGCCGGATGGCATCAACGTGGACCCTGCATCGCAGCGGTACGGGCGCATGGTGGAAATTAAGAACATTGTGAATCGCGACATCACGGGCATTCCCAAAAAGGAGTACTGGATCCAAATGCAGCTGCAGATGGAAACCGCCGACTTGAACGAGTGCGACTTCTTGGAGACGCAGTTTTCCGAAGAGGTCGACGATGGTGACCATGAAGGCAAAAACGAAGTGGGCAAAAACGAAGTGGGCAAAAACGAAGTGGGCAACGATGCGGATGCTCTGTTGACCGGCACCATGATTTATTTCATGAAGTGCGGTAGGCCGCATTATGAATACGCGCCCATTGGCCTCAATCGGGATGAAACAGAGGCGTGGTTCACCGACGCCATGGAGCGAAATCAAGCGCACATGTGGATGAAAACCATTCGGTGGCGACTGGAAAAAATGAGCTGCATTTTAGTGCTGCGAAACAAGCTGTGGTTTCAACACGCCATCCGCGTGCTGGACGACGTGTGGCGCACGATTGTAAAAGAACGTGCCAATCCAGAGGGTTACGAGCACCGCGCTCCCAAACGCCGGTCGCCTCCGGTAACCAATGCAACCAATGCAACCAATGCAACCAATGCAAATGCAAGCGCGCAGTTCATGCACGCATGGTTAAAAACCGCAAATGCGGAACCATCAAACGAGAGAAAATGCTTATTTAACATGTCCGAATTGGATTAGATTATAGATTAGATTAAATCAAAACAAAGTCGGTTCCAAATGTTGGATCAAATTTAAATAAAAATTGAAACAATGGTATTAAAGTATATTGGGTTATAGTATAGTACCTGCGCAACAACACATACATACAATTCAAATTTCAATGCAGTATCTTAACATGTTTGGAGGAGGGAAACCCAAGGGATCCGACAACGAAAGCGATGACGACGATATGGAGCAGAGCGAATTGGTGCGCAAAAACACGCGTGCTAATGCCGCCACGAATGCATCCGATGCATCCGACTCGGACACCGAAAGCAAGCACAGCAAACACACGGATGCGTCCGACAGTGAAGACGACGACGACGACCAAACGAACAGCGTTGCAAGCACGGATGCCAGTGAAGAAGAAAGTGACGTCTTTGAAGAAGACGTGGACGAGGAGGTGCCTGCAATGACGCCAGCAATGATTGCGAAAAAAGCGGCCACTGCATCTGCACTTGCTGCGGCAAGTTCGGATGCGAAAAAAAAACCAACCAAACGTGTGGTCAAGGGCAAGGCCACGCTGCAGGACATCACCACGCTGCAGCAGTCGTACGATGATTTGGAGTTGAATGAAGATGGCGACGGGAATGAGTCGGACGGCGGCGACGATGATGCCAGCGACGATGGCACCAATTACCTTCGCAAGTTTGACTCTGAGATGCGCGACAACTACATCACATCGCATCATCACGAAATGATGCAACTGAATGCGGCAGAAGTGGAGTCGCTCGTGCGCGTGGTGCGAAACGCGGATGGCGCCATTGTGGATGGCATTCACAAGACGATGCCGTTTCTTACAAAATACGAGAAAACCCGCATTTTGGGGCAGCGCGCGAAACAGCTGAATCAAGGAGCTCAGCCGTTGATTCCGGTGGACAAAAAAATAATTGACGGGTACCTGATTGCGCAGCTGGAACTACAGCAGAAGGCGCTCCCCTTCATCATTCGCCGGCCTCTGCCTGGCGGTAAATCCGAGTACTGGCGACTGTCCGATCTGGAACTCATTTAGTTTGATGAAATGGAATGAAATGAAAATAATGCATTTTTTATGTGTAAATAATGCATTATTTATGCCAATGATATTTATTTATTGTAATGATCGCTTAATGACGACGACGACGGCTGCACTTGGCCTTGCGAGTCTTGCCACCCTTGTGGTGCTTGCGGTGGCGGCGTCCGCCTTTCATAGTTGTTCTGCAATTGGCCATTTGATTGTTTAATGTGTTTATAAACAGTGTGAAGAAAAAAAAATAAATTTTTAGTGACATGGAAGTATTGGATCCATGGTTGTTCCTTAGTACGATCAAATCAACACTTCCAGCGTTTACCGCAGTCAATGCAGGTGACAAACGTCGTCATGGGCTCATCGGCTGAACGCGTTTGCAGTTGGTAGTACGTGCATTTCGTGGACCGGCACTTGGAGTTCGGGCACGTGAAGTTGTCGGTGGACGCCTCCACTTTGGTTTCGTACTTGTGTTTATCCCGCAGTTGCTTGGCTTTAATGAGTGCAGCCCATTTGTCGGGGTGCATGTCTTGGTGCGTCATGAACGCCAGCTCGTGTGCCTTGATTTGCTTGGAAGCGATGAGGTGAATCACGCGGTCGTTCCCCATGTTGATGCACACGGTGCGCAGCCGGTCGGCATAAATTTGCACGAAATAACCGTTGTCCCATTTCTTCACAATGTTTTTGTTGTCGGATTCGCGCAGCGTGAAATTGTAGATTCCGCGTTCCAAGTTGAGCGCCGCATTTTCAGCGGCTTCTTCGGACAGCACGGTTTTCAATCGGTCCTTGAGCTTATTGCGAACATTCTTTCGGAAGTCGTCGGGATTTGTAATCTGCAATGCAGTGATGTGATACGCATTTGTGGCTGCCATCGTTAGTTTATGTTGGATGTAATGCATGTGTTTATTGTCATTGCTTTATTCAATTTTTTGCATTAAGTAAAAATTAAAAAGTAAAAAGAAAACACATGCATTGTTTACGTTCATTGTTTTGTTTTGCGTTGGTTGCATCAAATGTGCTCCGTGTTCCAAATGGTGTTGCACACGGCGCACAGGTAAATGTATTTCAGTTGGATGTCATCGTATCGCAAGTAAATGACTTCGCGAGGAACGGCATCCGCTTCTTCCGGGGCTTTTCCAGCTTCTTCCGGTTCCGGTTCGGGTTCTTCTTCACCGCCCACAATGGTGGCCCGATCCGCGTACTGTGTGGCATTGTGACTCCGATTGCACGGGCACTCCGAATTGGGGCACAGAATGGTGCTGATGCGCGGCAGGGTGGGATCCAGTTTCGTGTATTTGTTCACCACGTTGACGTTCTTACCAATCCCCGTGTCTTTGAGAGCCGTTTGTGAAACCACCACCGTGTCAATGGTGATTGTGTCGTCTTCATGCCCGCAATTGCGGCAGTAGTACACAATTGAATTCGTTTCCGTCAAACGGATGTAGTACATGTTTCCACATTCAGTGCAGAAATGCATGGTTGGATGGATTGCTGTGTTATTACATGAATTAAAGCGATATTGTTTAATTCAATTTTTGGCTAATTTGCAAACTGCACCAGACGTTTCTTGAAATGTGCGCATGACCGCCGCATAATTCACAACCGCCGAGATGTGATACACGTGCGCGGTTCGCAACACTTCGGAATGGGGGTATTGGTTCAGCAAGCCGGTCAACCGCTCTAAATGCTGTGCATGGTTTTTCCGGAACTCGTCGCACATGTGTTCATAAAATTGCTCGTGGTGCTCAATGTCCGCGATGGTGTTCTTGAACACGTCAAACGACTTCAACAGGAACAGCACGCAAAACTCGTAGTTTTTAAATTGAACGATGCGATGGTACGTGCCGTAATCCGGGTTGTTCTTCGTGATTCCGGGTTCATTCAACAACGGCTTGTCGTCCAGCAGCGACATGAGCGTGAGCAACACGGATTTTATGGTCTGACACCCGCTCCACTGCTCTCCGCGCCACGTGTTCAAAATGCTGACGCACACTTTTCGCGATTTGTAGTAATTGGGATGCATGCGCGTCTCTCCATCATTCGTCAAAAATTCAACCACCGGAGGCGCATGCGGGTAATCCGGCGGATACTTGAATTTGAAAAAATAGTACCCGCCGCTGTACAACGAATCCGAGGGACCCATGATCAACGCATACCCCAACAGCATGTCGGTTTCACTGTGTTTGTAATAAATGCCCGGTTCCGAACACGTCATCATTTCGCGCACGTCTCTCAAGAGTCGCAGCGTGGTTTCTTTGCTGATGAAAACGGGCGCGGGTGCGGCAGCGGCAGCAGTGGCAGCAGTGGCAGCAGTGGCAGCAGTGTCTGACTGCATTGGATGGGAGGAAAGATGATTAAATTTGGTGCACATGCGTTTATGTCTATTTTTTGCATAATTCTATTTCGGTTAAATGAACTATGGCGTTTTTTTGAGATGCCCTCATTTTTAGAACATTAAGTAAAAAATTGAAATAAAAAAATGTGGACGGAGTATATCACCAAACACGACACCGTCAAATCAAATCATGGCGTCAACGAAAACAGGGAAGTCAATTGCGCCGTTTGATGCGTTCATGAAGCAGAGGTATTCTAAAAAGGGAGAACAACACACGCACACGCGCATCGGAAGCGAGAAGCTGGGCATTCATGGTGGTGCGTACACCATTCCATCAGAAGACATCGGTGAGTTTTACAGAAAATACACGGATCATGTGTTTATTCAAGGCCGTCAAGAGTTTCTCACGGAACGACAGCTGCCGGACAACGGGCCCGGCCTGATTGACATTGACGAACGATACGCTCCCTCGGTGGAGACCCGCCAGCACACGAAGGAGCACGTGACCAATTTGGTGGAAATGGTGATTGATCAGTTGTCAGACTTGGTGGTGCTGACTCCTGGCACTCTGCTCCCCATATTCGTGTTTGAAAAACCCGACGTGAACTTGCTGGAGGACACCACGAAGGACGGCATTCACATTCTCATCGGCATGAAAATGGACCGCCCGTTGCAAATCATGTTGCGCAAACGCATGCTGGCGCAAATGCCCACCATCTGGGGCGATCTCCCGCTGACGAACACGTGGGATGAGGTGCTGGACGAAAGCATCGTGCGCGGAACAACGAACTGGCAGCTGTACGGCTCGCGCAAGCCAGGACACCAAGCCTACGTCCTGAAGTACTGGTACGTAATGAGCCTGGACGAAGAATGCACGCTGGGATTCAACGAACGCAGCGTGTCCATGTTTGACGTGCGCGTGAATTTCCAGCTCTTGACTGCACAGTATGCGTATCATGCCGGGTTTGAGATTGCCGACGTGGTCAAGGCCGAGCACGCCGCAATCAAACAAACCATTGGCGTGCCCAAACAGCGGCGCGTCAAGGCTGCCAGCGGAGGTGCCGGATCCGTTAACACGGACGCCACCACCGAACCGAAGGTCATGTTTCAACCACCGCACGTGGAAATCATCCAGCTGTCGGACATCGTGGACGCGGAACGGCTGAGTGCCGCAATGGAACAACTGTATTCGTCCGTGGAGCAAAAGGCGTACGAGCTGCGCGAAACGCACGAGTACACCATGTGCTTGCCGGCCGCGTATTACGACAATGAACCCAAATGGATTCGCGTGGGCTGGGCGCTGCGCAACACCAGCCCGCACCTGTTCCTCACGTGGATGGCGTTCAGCGCCAAGTCCACCAAGTTTGCATACAACATGATCATTGACTTTTACGACAAGTGGCAGCAGTTCGGCATGAACACGCCGGCAGACGGGCGCTGCCTGACCAAGCGCTCCATCATGTTTTGGGCCAAAACCGACGCGCGCGAGGCATACGACGACATCCGCCGCAAGACGAACGAGTACTACATGGAAGAGACGCTTAAAACGAAGGAAGCCACCGACGTGGACTTGGCGCACGTGGTGTACAACTACGCCAAGGACAAGTTCGTTTGCGTGAGCATCAAAACCAATGCGTGGTTCTCGTTCAACGGAAACCGGTGGGAGGAATGCGACTCCGGCAACGCACTGCGCCTCATGATTTCCAAGGACATCTACACCATGTATCACGCCAAGCAGATTGAAAACACGGCGCTCATGAACCAGGAAGACCCCGGCAGCGAGGAGTGGAAGGACAAGAGCATGCGCGCGGAAAAGTACACGGAAATCTGCATGCGGCTGAAAACCACCACGTTCAAAAACAACATCATGAAGGAAGCGCGCGAGCTGTTTTACGACAAGAACTTTGTGGACACGCTGGACACCAACACGCATCTGATGTGCTACAGCAACGGCGTCATTGACTTCACGGAAAAGCGCTTCCGCCGCGGCCAGCCCGACGACAACATCAGCAAGTGCACCAACATTGATTACGTGCCGCTGGACCGCGCCAAACACGCCGCTACCATTGCCGAAATTGACGACTTCATGGCGCAGCTGTTCCCCATTGAGGAGCTGCGCGCTTACATGTGGGACCACTTGGCGTCGTGCTTGATCGGCGTGAACCGCGACCAGACGTTCCAGATTTACGTGGGCGCCGGCAGCAACGGCAAGTCCAAGCTGACCGAACTCATGTCGCGCTGCTTTGGCGAGTACAAGGCCACCGTGCCCATCACGCTCATCACCAACAAGCGCAACGGGATCGGCGGCACGTCGTCGGAAATTGCGCAGCTCATCGGCATCCGATACGCCGTCATGCAGGAGCCGTCCAAGGGGGATCAAATCAACGAGGGTGTGCTGAAGGAAGTGTCCGCCGGCGACCCGCTGCAGGGGCGCGCGCTCTACAAGGACATGATCACCTTTGTGCCGCAGTTCAAGCTCGTGGTGTGCACCAACACCATGTTTGAAATCAAGAGCAACGACGACGGCACGTGGCGCCGCATCCAGAAGGTGGACTTCATGTCCAAGTTCTGCGACAACCCGAACCCCGACGGCGACGTGGACAACCCGTACCAGTTCAAAATTGACCGCATGCTGGACGAGAAGCTGAAGCGCTGGGCACCCACCTTTATGGCGATGCTTGTGGACCACGTGTTCAAGACGAACGGGCTGGTGAAGCCGTGCGCCATGGTGACCGCCAGCAGCCAGAAATACCGCCTGGGACAAGACTACTTGTCCGAATTCGCGCGCGACAAGATTAAGATGCAGCAAGGTGGGCGCGGTATTAAGAAGACCGAGTTGTACGAGACGTTCAAACAGTGGTACGTGCGCGGGCACGGGCGGGATGTGCCGAAGGGCGCCGAGCTGTACGAGTTCATGGACAAGAAGTTCGGCAAGTACACGAACGGGGCTTGGCGCAATGTGGCCATCATTTACGACGACGACGAACAAGAGGAAAGTGCGACGACGAACGATGAATGATGCAACGTGCAACCATGCAACCATGCAACATGCAACATGCAACATGCAAACTAATATTGTAAAATCCAAAAAGCCATAAAAAGTATATAAATGTATTATTTTTTTGTGTCATGAATATAATACATTTTCATATCATTTGATTTGATTTGATAGTTCAATGGGAGATGCATCCAACAACGCAGTAGCATCCAACGCACAAAACATGCAATACCAGCAAATGCAGCTCCTGGGCCAAATGACGGAGGTCATAAACAATGCCAATGCTGCATGCGGCAAGGGCACCGAGTGTTACAACCGACAACAAATCATGGATGCGCGAAACAATTACCGGGCTGCCGTAATGGCTGAAAAAAAGGCACCAGCAATGGTAGAAACCGCCCGCCGCGATTACTTGGTGGCGGCCAAGGGTACAGCCGGCGCGGACCGAGCGTTTCGCGCACGGTACCAAAAAAACGGAGAAGAAGAAAAAACAAGGCTGACCCAACAGTTTGATGACTGGTACAAAGACATGTCCAACAAACTGGGGGCCAATGCAAACCACGTGGCGTCCCTGCAAACGCTGAGCCAAACCAATGCAACGCTGGGCGACACTTTGACCGGCATAACGCAGGCTGACGACGATGCAACAAACGAGCTGAATTTGTTGGAACGCAAAACACACTACTTGGGGCAAGATGTGAAACTCATCAACAGCATAGAATACTATGTCAAACTGGTGTACTGGTTGGCGTTTTTGACATGGATCGCGTGCATTCTTTACGAACGACGATTCACGATGAAAACGGGCGGTTTGTTCGTGCTGTTCACGCTCTTCATCCTGCTGCAGAACCGCGCGATGAACTTGATCAGCTTCATCATGCCCACCGACGTGAACGTGCGATGGTGAAAAGCGATTAAAACGCGATAAAAACGCGATTAAAACGCCGCGTTCATGTCAAAGATGTCATCGGTTTTGGTTTTCTCGGCCAGCGCGTACTCGCTCACCTTCTTTTCAAAAAAGTTGCACACCGACGGCAGGCTGATCATTTCCATGAAGTCAAAGGGGTTCGCGGAACCGTACAGCTTGTCGTACCCCAGCTGCACCATGAGCCGGTCCGCCACGAACTCAATGTACTGCGTCATCAGCTTGGCGTTCATGCCGATCAAGCGACACGGCAGCGCCTCGCAAATGAACTCGCTCTCAATGGCCACGGCTTCGCGCACGATTTCCGCCACGCGCGCCTTCTGCGTGCGCTTGCTGAGCTTGTTATACAAAAGCACGGCAAACTCGGTGTGCAGCGCCTCGTCGCGCGAAATGAGCTCGTTGCTGAAGGTGAGACCGGGCAGCAGGCCGCGCTTCTTTAGCCAGAAAATGGAGCAGAATGCGCCCGAAAAAAAGATGCCCTCCACGCAAGCAAACGCAATGAGGCGCGTTTGGAACGAGCTGCGCTTGTCGTGAATCCAGCGCTGCGCCCACTCTGCCTTCTTTTTAATGCAGGCAAACTGGTCCATCGCGTGGAAGAGCTGCGTGCGACGAGTTTCGTCCTTGATGTAGCTGTCAATGAGCATGCTGTACACCTGCGAGTGGATGTTTTCCATGGCGATTTGAAACCCGTAGAACGCGCGGGCTTCCGCCAGCTGCACGTCCGTCATGAACCGCACCGCCAAATTCTCCAGCACGATGCCGTCGCTGGCCGCAAAGAACGCCAGAATCATGGAAATGAAGTAGCGCTCGTCCTCGTTCAAACTGTGGTTCCAGTGCGCGGCGTCGTGCGACAAGTCCACCTCCTCGGCTCGCCAAAAACAGTCCACCTGCTTTTTGTACATGTTCCATATGTCGTTGTCCTTGATGGGGAACAACACGTAGCGGTCGTTGCTTTCAGTGAGGAGCAAGTCCTTGGGTTCCTTGGGTTCCTTGTGATCGTCGTTGCGATTGTCTTTGTCTTTGTCTAGAAGAATGCAGTCGGTGCCAGACATGGGTTGTGCTATTTATATGTTGGCGCGTTGTCCTTAATATATTTTATATCCTATATTTTATATAATACAAAGATTCATTGACATTCACGTTTCACACAATCATTTGAATGACGCAATGCCCGCCCCATGTAGCATGCGATGGTCGCAGCATTGCGCTAGACGACATTAAAGAACTGGAAACCATGCAACGCAAAAAAGAAATATGGCAAGAACTCTTCCGGAATGCGGCGCGCATACGCCATGCCGTGCGCAACAACGCATGGCTTCGCCCCATTTTTCGCAAATACAAGAACACATGCCGAGAGATATTGGATCAAAAAAATAAAGAAGTTCATCATTTCATGAGCCTGTGTGATTATTGTTCCGATGAAAATGACCTGAAACCAATTCGGGAAGAACTGGAACACATCCATGCGCAAACGAAGGAGTTGGAATACATGCCGTCATCTGATGACGAGTCCGATGAATCTTCGTCCGAAGAAGACGAAGATGAAGAAGAAGAGTCAGAAGAAGAAGATGAAGATGAAGATGAAGAGTCAGAAGAAGACGAGTCCGATGACGATTCATCAAGCGTTTCATCATCATCCTCATCATCAACCGAGTCAATGGATTTGGAGGATTTTTTATAGTCCAATTTTGGAGTTTATTTGTATCCAATTTCTCTCTTCATTAGGCCATAAGGTTTGATAAGTTGAGATACACGCCGCCGCCGTTCTGCAAAAATGCGCTTCCACCGACGCTGAACTAACCGCAGCCAAAACGTTTTGAGCACTGCAACGCAGTACCCCCCGGGTTCCATGTAGACCGGTTGCACAATTTCAAGCAAGGGGTACCGATTGGGACGGTTTATAATGGTCCAATACGCGCGCACCACGCCGGTGTATCTATACGTGCCCGTGTACTGTGCCATGAACGCAAACACGCTGTCATCATAAAATTCGGGCAATTCCACTTCACATGTGTAATGAAAATAATCGGACACCGGCGGTTCGCAGGGCCCGTGCAAAGTCGGAGTGTAAAACTCGCATATCCCTAAACACAACCGCTCTCTCGGGATACGATTCATGAGCGCAATGCATTGCATCATGACAATTTCTTTAACTGTGTTTCCATAAGTTCCTCATTCAGGCCGTTCCTCGTTCCTCATTCAGACGTTCCTCATCCAGGCGGACTGTTGCGAATGAACCCATAATTTTGCAACAGCTCCGGACAGCACGGCACATTAGAGGGCTTTCCATGCGACGATGTTGCGAATCGCTTCAAGTGCCGGCGCACCGCAATGTTTTGCCCGCCCACACCGGAACCAGGCACGTAACGGTTGTTGTTGTACCCAGTGTTGTTTGTAAAAATCAAACGACGCACTGCACCTGCCATTATTGTTTGTTTATAATACAATGTTATAAAAAAACACAAATATAAAAGGTTTTCTCGGATGAGGGGTTCTGATAATGGAAAGGTTAGGAGGAGGGGTGCGGGGCGAAACGCAGTGCCTTGTGAACTACGTTCCCCGGTCCGTAGGTTTTCTGATAAGGTTATCTGATGAGGTTTTCTGATGAGGTTTTCTGATGAGGTTTTCTGATGAGGTTTTCTGATGAGGTTTTCTGATAAGGGAAAGGTTCGGAAAACCGTAGGTTTTCTGATGAGGTTTTCTGAGTTAGTTAATCCGCTTGGTGGGAATGTCGTTGCTAACAATGTAGATGGAATTCTCCGTCATAATGATGTATTCCGTCTCCACCTTGAAAATCTTTGCAATGGTGCTGGTGTACTCATCTTCGCTCTTCACCAACAACTTTTCCTTGTTCTCACCCACCCCAATGACCACCGACTTGTCCAAGGATGCAGTCCAATAATCCAGCATGATGGGCTTGTCCTCCACAATTGCCAACTTGATCGCATGGTTCATGCAGAGGTTGCTAGGCAATCGGTAGGACGAATTGTTGTTATTGGCATTATTGGCATTGTTGTTGTTGGCATTGTTGTTATTGGCATTATTGTTTGCAGGAGATGCAGCAGCTGCACCCCCGCGATTTGCAGGAGGAGGTTGATTGCTCATGATGCGGTATAAGGTGAAATTATGTTCTAAAATTGGCCCGTATCTTTAAATACTTATTTAATGTTTTAATATGTTTCATTAACATTAATTGAACATCAACACCTTTCGCCGCACCTTGGGCACCCGTTTTTTTTCTGCGGCGCATTCCGGCGGCACTAAACATTTGCCAACAAGCATGTACTCCGTTTCCAGCATGGTTCGGATGAACTCGTAAATCTCGTGCAACACATCCTCGTTGCACTTTCCGACGATGAGCACGCTGCCCGTTCTGAAAATCATGAACGAAATTTCGTAGTGCGCTTTCCCATCGTTGGACGTCTTTTTGTATCGGTTGGTTTCCTCACCCGCCACGATGTGCATGGGCTGCTGCCCGCTTTGTTCGTCGGACCCCTTCACGTAGAAGAACTTGCACTGAATGCCCGGGTACGAACACGCGTCGTAGTTGCAGTTGATGCGGTACTTGTATTTCAGTATCTTGTACAGCGCATCGCGGTTGATGTAGTACCCGCATTTGAAGTTGGAGTTGATCAGCACCGTTTCCGAATTGCCGCGCTGAAAATCCAAGTCGTCGCCAACAAACGGCCGCAAGATCTCCACCAGCAGCATCTGAACCCGCATCAGCATGCTGTCCGTTTTTATGCCGGGGATTTCCAACTTGCCGGTGTTGAACACCTTCACGTGCATTTCCTTGAAACAGCGCTGCTCGTCATCCTCGTCCACAATTCGCAAAATGATCACAAAGCAGTTGAAGAATGCGCGCTTCTGCTTAATGCGGTAACTCACAATGTCCTTCTTGCAAAGCCCGATGCTGATTTTGCGCTGGTCCTTGAACTTGATGCGGCCGTCCGGGTTTTCAATGTGCTCAATCACGTACTCATTCACACACGCCACTTCGTGCTTCAAGCGGTCTTGGATGGTCGCCAGTTCCACCGGGTCCGTCGTTGAGAACTTCATCTGCTTTTTGATTGCGCCCTCCTTCGGAACCGCATACTTCAACACGGGTATCTTCCAAAAAGCGTCGTGAATGTCAATCGGCTTGGACAAATACGAAATCTTGGTCTTCGTGCTTACATACAGGGGCGTGCATTTGGGTTGGGTCTCCTCCGTCAACTTTAACGAATCCACCACCATGTCCTCTTCTCCGTCTTCTTCTCCTTCTCCTTTGATTACTACCACGTCATCATCATCGTCTTCGTCGGATGACGGCATCGCCTTCATGGTCACTGTTTCCATTGGTTTTGCGGTTGTTGGTTTAGTGGGTGTGGTTGTAGTTGTGGTCGTGGTACCACTCAAAAATTGCTGCCATTTCATGTCCAATCCAGCCATCATAGTTACGTGTCTACTCGTCCGTGTCTTTAAGTTGAATTGGAATCAATTCTTTTTGAAATGAATAATATTAAAGAATGGCGGACAGCGCGGCAACCTGCTCCTCCGTGAGCGACGTGGGCAGCTCAATGGAGAACCGGATTTTGAGCGCGCCGCTTTCATTGTAGCCCAGCCCGGGAAGCACCTTCGTTTCGTTCATGGAGCCCGTGATGGAGCACGGTTTGCAGTTGAATTTGTAGCTGCGGCCGTTCAAGTGCACCAAGTCAAACGCGAATCCACACAGCGCGTCTTTTAAAGACACGCGATGCTCCACCACCAAGTCGGCGTCGCCCTCGCGGCGAAACTGGGGGTGCTCCTCAATGCTGATTTCCAGGTGCAGGGTGCCGCGGCGCCCGCCCGAATTGGGAACCACGTTGCCCCTGCCAGGAATGCCCACCTTGTGCCCGTTCGGAATGGCCGGTGGCACATTGATCATGATCGTTTCGGAGTGCGCGGCGTGCGCCTCGTCTTCGTATTGGATGTGAACCGGGCGCTGATTTACACCATTGAATGCATCCGATAGTGAAAGCGCAATCACCACATTTATGTCATGCGATGGCTCGCTATACGATGGCTCACTGTGCGATGGCTCACTCATGTTTTGTTGTGTGAAATTGTGGATAATGATGCGGGGACCCATGCCTCCCATGCCTCCCATTCCTCCCATTCCTCCAAACATTGCTTCAAACATGTGTTGCGGCTGTTGCGGTTGTTGTCCATGCATCGCGGCAAACAGCATGTCCAACGGATTAATGCCCATGCCCATCGGACCCATTCCCATCGGGCCCATGTGCACTCGGTGGCCGTGACCTCCAATACCCATCTGCAGTTCAAAGTCATAGTTGCCGCGTGTTTGAGGGTCGCTCAGCACGGTGTACGCCTCGTTGAGTTCCTGGAACGCGCGCTTGGACTCCTCCGAATTCCCGTTTTTATCGGGATGTAACTCCATGGACAGCCGGCGAAACGCGCGCTTAATTTCGTCCGGCGTGGCAGATCGCGAATCCAATTGCAGCACGTCGTAATGCGAACGGGGCATTGAATGTGTGCGTATATATGATCCAATGTTTGAATGCTTTTATTATCATTTTGCGTGGCATAATAATAAATTAATGATTTGAATGAGTTTGTTTGTTTACTTGCGGAGACTTGCAGCCGCAACTTCTTGAATTGTGGGGGTGGCCTTATTGCACCTTGTCATTGCCAGCAATTGTCTATGATACTCTTGACAAGTAATCTTACTATTTTTATTATCGTTTTATAAACGTTTTTAAGCAAAATCATATAAAACTAACAATGCTCGTATATAAACTAAACTATGAGTTGCTCGGATTTGGTGATTGGACAATCGCACGCCAACGTGATATGGTGGGCGGCATGGTTGTCGTTGGGCGCGTCCTGTCATGCCCTCTACATTCAACAACCCGGGTTTGCATTCGTTCCCGCGTGCGTCCTGTGCACGTCTTTGAATTACTGGCGCAATCCAGTGCGCACCTCTTGGCGCAGAACCATTGACATGAGCGCGGTCCTCATTAGTCTATGCTATCAAACCAGGCTGGCTTATAACATGCCGGATGCGCTCTATCGGGACTTGTATTTCAATTGCATCGCGACATCCAGCGCGTTATATGCCTTGGGATATTTATTCATGGCGCTAAACATGCCGCGCACAGCAGCATACGCGCATGCGGGCATTCATGTGGTGGCCAACATGGGCAACATTGCGTTGCAACGGGGGCACGTTTAACGCAGCCAAAGGCACTAAGTGCACTGCGCTGCGCTTTTATGATTAGGGAAAGGTTCGGAAAACCGTAGGTTTTCTGCGTAGGAGGGGTTCAAGGGAAAGGTTCGGAAAACCGTAGGTTTTCTGCGTAGGAGGGGTTCAAGGGAAAGGTTCGGAAAACCGTAGGTTTTCTGCGTAGGAGGGGTTCAAGGGAAAGGTTCGGAAAACCGTAGGTTTTCTGCGTAGGAGGGGTTCGGGGCCAAAGGCTACTGCGCTGAACCATAGGTTCCCTGAGAAGGAGGGGTTCGGGGAACCTATGGTTCCCCGATTAGTACCCGTCCCGAATGGCTTTGCCAACGGGGAAGCGCGGCACGTTCAACTCGCTCAGCTCCTGATAAATCACGGTCAGCAGCTTCCCTACGTACTGGGGGCCGTCCTGAAACCACTGGCGCCGCTGTTCCTGCGTGCCCCTCGGACGCACGCTGAACTGTCTGCATTCTGCCGTTGCGCACACCCACACCACGGTTCCTTTGTCACGACCGTCGGCTTCTTTGAAGCCCACAATCGGGTACTCGGATTCCACGAATTCCTTGTACTTTTGCAGGTCGTGGCTGCGGTAGTTCTGCCGGTACGGCCCGTGCGCGTTTCGCAGCATGATGCCCTCGTACCCGGCCGCAACATACTCGCCGAACGCCTGCTTGAACTCATTCGCGTTGTGTATTAACTGCGTGTGCACCACCTCCAAATGTTGGCATTTGTCCACCTTGGAAATGGCACCAACGATGCGGGCATGCCGTTCCGAATACGGGACGCCGTCCACGACAACGTCGTAAATGTGGTATTTGATGCATTGTGCATTTGCATTTACATTTGTAGACGATGCTTTCTTCCGTTTGATCAGCCCCGCCAGCTCTTCAAACGGCAGCTCCGTGGTATAAAGCTCGCCGTCCAGGATCAAGCCCGGGTTTTGCAGCAGGATGGGCCGCAACTCCGCGCAAATGTGCTCCACGGTTTCAAAGTAGGCGCCCGTGCGCGACTGGGCAACCACTTTGCAATCGTTGCTGTTGCCGCACGGCATCATGTAGCAAATGCACCGCAGGCCGTCCAGCTTGGGCTGCACGTAGCACGGGAACACGATGTCATTCTTTTTGTTCTTTGAACTAAGAGGTTCATACGTGTGCGCCAACATGGGGAACACTTTGTTTGCATTGGTTGCGCTGGTTACATTGTTTGCGCTGGTCACATTGTTTGATTCTGATTCTGAATTTGAATTTGGGACAACGAGAGAATATCCCTCCTTTTCCATTTTGTCCTGCCATTTGCGTCGGGTTTCCGAAATGCATTGCTGCAGCGGGGTCGTCTCGTTCTTTTTGCCGAGGTTCTTCCCCTCCGTGTATTCGCGGCTCGTCGTCTGTTTCTTGCCGTCCAGCTGGCCGTACTCTATTTCCGCCGTGGCAAATCCGTTGAGTTCATCGCGATAAATGCGCGCCGCCCAGACCTTGGTTTTCCCGTTTTTTTCCACACCGTAAATGGTGGGCAGATCTTCAATGTGCTCCATTGAATGATAATGGTACTACTCGTGTGCCGGGTTTATATGGGTTTCCTTATTGCATTGCATTGCATTGCATTGCAGCTGTTCAACACAGACGGACTTCGGCATCGTAAGCGCAGCCCCGATACACCAGTCGTTGCGGCGCACGGAAGGCGCTGAAATCGTACGGTGTGATCATCGTCCACGGCACCGACTTGTCCAGAACGCCGGCAACCACGAGCACGAATGACATGAAAGCGCTGCACCAAAACGACGTGGTCTTTTGATTGTTGGTGCAAGGTTGCGCTTCAATCTGGTCCAGCGTCTTGTGCTCGTCAAAATAGCACTGGATCCAATCGCACGGATTCAAATCATACGGACACGCCTTTGCCTTTTCGTATGCGGACTTGATGCCATCCTGCAGTTGCAGTGCATCCACACCCAGACCATCCAAAAACCGGATGCGGCGCACGTACAGGTGGCCGTACCCCTGCGACGCGTACTCGGCCCACACCTTGGACAGCGGGCACACCTGCACGCCGAACTTGAGCTCACCCGACACCGCGTCGGGAAAGCGCTCGCTCCCGCTCTCCAGCACGTAGTACTCCTCTTCGCCGAGGGAGGGATCCAACCACGTGGGTCGGTGCAGCACCATGCTCACGTGGCTGTAGTCCGACGACGTGAAGCGCTCAATGAGTCGCGAGTACCAGTACTTGGTCGTGTTGTACAGCAGGATGTCGCCGGTTTTAAAATTTCCAGCCATGTGTGTATGTGTACAGTGTATAAAACATTAGTTATATAAAAATAGTTATAAAAAGATCGCATTCATCATACGCAAATGCACCATGAATATGATCATGAATGTGAACACGAATGATAACAATAACAATGATAACAATGGGCCCTTCATCAACAAGCACCAGCCGCTGCGATTGGCAGACTTTGAACAGCTGCCGACCGTGATGACCAATTTACTCCGGTCCCTCCATCAAATGCACGAACTGAACCTGCTCATCGTGGGCGACTCGGGATCCGGCAAAACTTCGCTGGTCAATGCCATCATTCGCGAATACTACGGCGACCACCACACCCACGAAAACATCATGGTGCTGAACAGCCTGAAAGACCAGGGCATTCAATACTACCGCGCCGACATGAAAATATTTTGCCAGACGCGGTCTCTCATTGCCGGCAAAAAAAAACTCGTGCTGCTGGACGACGTGGACACCATCAACGAACAGAGCCAGCAAGTGTTTCGCAACTGCATTGACAAGTATCGGCACAACGTGTGCTTCATTGCGTCCTGCACCAACGTGCAAAAAGTCATTGACAACCTGCAGTCGCGGCAAGTCATTCTCAAAATCAACCCCATCAACGCGCAGTGCATGGAAAGCATTCTGCGCAAAATATGCAGTCGGGAACACATTGACATCGGCGACGATGCGGCACAGTTCACATTGGCCGTGTGCAACAAGTCGGTGCGCATTCTCATTAATTACCTAGAAAAATTCAAAATCGTGGGACTGCCCATTTCACTGCAGCTGGCCAACCAACTGTGCACCAACATTGGGTTTAGCAAGTTTGACGATTACACGGCAGACTGCTTGAGTCATTGCAAGCCCGTTGCGGCGTGCATTGCGCACTTGTACGAGTTGTACGACCAAGGCTATTCCGTCATGGACATTCTGGACAACTACTTCGGCTACATTAAATATGCGCGCCTGCTCAATGAATCCATACAGTATCGCACCATTGCGATAATTTGCAAGTACATCAGCATATTCCACAACGTGCACGAAGACGAAATTGAACTGGCTCTGTTCACGAACGACATTTGCAAATTGTTACGAACAAGTAAATGATCCAATGACGCAAAAAATGAGTAGGATTAATTCATTTTTTAATGTGTGTAATTATTAGGTACATACATTTTGCATTTGCATTTGCATTGGGGGGGGAGAGAATTTGCGTATTTGCGTGATATCAATTAATGACTACACCACCACCACCACTATCCGACGCCAGTGCTAGTGCCGATACCGATGCCGTCGCTCTTGATCCGCAGACGAAACCCACCAAATTTTTCAAGGCTGCAATCCCACATGAAATGATACACGGGTTCATTAAAAAAATTTCATACCGAATTCCCAATTCGGAAAATCATTACTTGATTGACTTGAACGCATACAAAAAGGCAATGTACTGTTCGGAACCACAGTCGGTTTCACTTTTGGACCAATTTTGCCGTGACTTGTTGCCGTTTTACTGCAAAGAAAAACAAGTCTTTCTCACACGAAAGATGTCTTACAACAACATGAACACCATTTTGCGGCAGGTGTGCCGGCACTGTGCGATTGAATGCAAGTCCGAACGCAAATACGACAAGTCCAAAACTCAGATTGTGTATTACATTGTTCTGAATGATTGATTGATTGATTCATAATGATTCAATCAATCAATCAATCAAATGATATAATATATTTGCATATATTATTGCATATATTATTGCCACATCATTCAATAAAAAAAAATGCTTTCGGCCAAGCTTGTTCTTTTTTATTTAGTCATCGTCCTTGCCGGCGTGGCATACAATCGCTACAAAAAGTCACAAGAGGGCAACAACATTAGCGACGACTACAACCTGATTAAAAAGTATTTGCTGCACGACAAGTCGCTGGCCGACACGCGCAAGCCGTTCCTGTGGATTCACATTGACTACGAGGTGAACGCGCGCAACTGGTCCAGCTGGGGGTCGCGAAACAGCACCCACTTGAACCAGCCCTACATGTACTTGTGCATTCGCAGCATCGTGGAGCACTGCGGCAAGTCCTTCAACGTGGTGCTCGTGGATGACGCCGCCTTTCAACGTCTGCTTCCGAAGTGGACCATCCAAGTGCAGAACGTGCCGTCCCCGCTGAAGCAGCATTTAAGGGACCTCGCCATGGCCAAGGTGCTGCACAAGTACGGCGGTGTAACCGTGCCCGCCTCCTTCATCTGCCTCCGCGATTTGAAACCCGCGTTCAACGGGTTGCTGAAAGGGAAAGGGAAAACCATGTTTGCCGGCGAGTTCGTGTCGCGCAACTCCACCTCGGCGAGCGCGGCGTTCTTCCCCGACAGCGCGCTCATGGGCTGCACCAAGGAGAGCCCGGTCATGCAGCAGTACGTTGCGTACTTGGAGCCGCTGGTCACCGGCGACTACACCAACGAGTACGCGTTCTTGGGCCAGAACGACCGCTGGCTCTACAAACAAATCATTGCGGAACAAATGTCCATGCTGTGCGGCACCCTCATCGGCACCAAGACGGCGGATGGGAAACCGGTGGTCATTGAAGAGCTGCTGGGCGAGGAGGACGTGGACTTTGCCCGGGGCGCGTACGGCATTTATGTGCCCGCCGACCAAATCCTGAACCGGCTGGCGTTCCAGTGGTTTGCGCGCCTGTCCCCGCGCCAAGTGCTGACCTCTAATACCGTGGTCGGCAAGTACCTGCTGCTGTCCAACGACAAGTGAACGCGTTCCCTGCGTGGTTATGTGCGCTGCGCAATGCTTGGCACGTAGTTCCCTGCTAAGGAGGGGTACGGGGCGCAATGCTTGGCACGTAGTTCCCTGCTAAGGAGGGGTACGGGGAACTACGTGCCAAGCATTGCGCCCTGTATTGCATTGAACTGCGCCGACCATTTTTTATTTAGGTCCCGCACGACCTCGTCCTGCTGCGCCAGCTTGAATGCCCGCCGCATGTCGTCCTCCGCCTGCAGCTGTTGCGACCGAGCAAGCGCGGATTGTGATGCGGTTTCGGAGTAATTAAATGTCCGACGATCTATGTCTCGCGACATTTGCAGCTCGTTCATGTTTTTGTATTTGCGGACGGCTTCGTAGTCCTCGTGCGTGACGGGAATCACCGTTTCCGTGTGCGCCTTCTTAAGGTCTTCGTAGGCCAGGGAAGAACCGTAAGAGGAGTGCTCCTCGGGGCACTCGCGCGCCAGGCCGTAACCACTGCCTGCACCAAAGGAATCAAATGTAAATGTTTGAACCTCGCTGCGCACGACGAGCGCTTGCTCCCTTAACTTGGTTTTGCGGCGTTCCAGCTGCTCCATGCGCTGCGCCCAGGATGCGCCCTCGCCTAAATCGGCGTGTTCATCATTGTCTGCATCATCTGCATCATTGCTTTTGAGCCAGTCGCCGTAGCCGCTGTCCTGCTCCTCGTCATGCAGCCGATTCTGTTCAAACGTTTGGTTGAACCAGCGGTTGAACTCGTCGGCGTTCATGCGCTTCAGCTTGTCGGAATTGGCGTTGCGGCGCGCGTCAATGTCCTCCTTCACGTCGTCGTACTTCGCATCTTTCTGGCGCGACAGCCCGGCGCGCACTTGGTACACCTCGTGCAAAATCTTGTACGCCTTGGAGAAAAACAGGAAGTACTCCTTGTCCAGACCGGACTTGTCGGGGTGCGTGCGCATCACCATGAGCTTGGCCTCGCGCATATGTGCCTCCGTAAACACGGACGGCAGCTTGAACAAGTTGAGAATGTCGCGCAACTCGTAGTTGCGAATGTCTAAATCTAAATCCAAGTCCATGGTTTGAGAGAAAATGGTTCAAATGTTTATAATAATGCAACCTTGATGATGTTTGTATTATTATTTTTATTATGTTTAGCAAATTTTAGTTTATTTTCTAATATTAAATTATACTAACTGAAATTCCAATGAGCGAAAGTCAAGCAGCATTAACTGGAGTTTGGTCCAGCCTAACTACTAAAGAGGTGCACGATGCGATGCGGCGTGGTCATTCTATGAAGTTAATCAACAAGCCGCTGTATATAATGCTCCATCCAGATCCATTAAGGAGAAAAGGTATGAAAGAATACATTGAAGACGCTAATTTAGACGAAAATTCTGTTGGACGTATAGTAGATTCGGATGAGCTGGTGTATTTAATCAAATGGATAGATAAATTAGGTTTCATTCGTGAGGAAGAGACGTCAAGAAAGCTTGTTGATGTTACAACAGATAACTTCATTTTTGTTGATGCAAAAAAGATTCAAGAAAATATAAAAAAAAGATTATCTGAAGAAGAAGAAGAACCACTTGAACAGCAACTGCCCAGTTTGGACGATCAGGTTGGTTCTATGCATATTACTGATTCAATTCCTTTTCCTCCCAAAGGAGGTAAAAAATCGCGCAAGAATCGCAAGTCCGTGAAAGTTTGCAAATCGCGCAAGTTGTATAAAAAGTTCTGCAAATCGCGCAAATTACGCAAATCGCGCAACGTGCGTAAGACTCGTCGTCGTTGAATTTGCATGTATTGTGATGTGATGGTTTGAATAATAATACGAATGTTGGCATTATTATTATTGTGTTAGTTGTCATTTGCATTTATTTGCGCCGCTTGTAAGTGCGCTTTCCGCCTTTTTTGGCGGAACGGCTTTTTTTGGACTTGCTGGACTTGCTGGACTTACTAGAATTGCTGGACTTGCTGGACTTGCTGGAGCTGCTGGAGTTGCTGGAGCTGCTGGACCTGCTGGTGGCGGCAAAATCGGGACCTCGGTGTCTTTTTAAAAACGCGCGAAGCATTTCGGGGTCATAATGCACAATGATTTCATGACCCAGAATATCAGAACCTATTATTGTTTTTGTAAGCGTCGTCTCGGCAAAATCGTTATCTTTATCCAAAATCACAACTGTATACACCTTGCTTGCAATGTAGACATTATTTTCCTTATCTTTAACTTTTGTCCCAATTGCACTTTCATCCAGTTTTTTACTAGTAACAGTGCTTGTCCCTGCTTTAACGTAACGAACCGATGTCTCCTTAATCCTAGCAATACTGGTAGACCCATCCGTCCGTTTTATGCGAACTTCATCGCCCACTTTATAGGACATTTACAAATGTGCGATTTTATTTATAATTACGTCATTTTATTTTATTTTATTTTATTTTATTCCATAATTACTCGTTGCAGTCCCCCCGGGGGTTGCCGCGGCCACAACCCGGAAAAAGAACGCATCCAGCGCCGGAATGTCTGCCCCGGTTACAGACAAGTCGCTGATCAGCGACGCGTTCCCGTTCTTGTAAAACAGGAACACGGGGATGCCGTTCACCATTTTCTTCTGCTTGAGCGAGGCGTACAAATCAAACGACTCGTCCACGTCGCACTCAATCAAGTCCACATTGGCGGGCAACCGCAGCGACGCTTGGCGTGTGTACTCCGCAATCTGCTTGCACGGCCCGCACCACGTCGCCGTCAGCTTGAGCACCGTGTGGTTCGGCGTCTCCGCTAAATTTTTGAGAAACAGCGCACGGTCGGCGACAACGTGCTTCACACGGGTGACATTGTTCAAAGACATGGTTATTGATTTGTTGCAATATATGTAATACATGCGAAAATCATTTAAGTGCATTATTGCGTAGTTGTTTATATTTACCGCAAATATGACCGATGAAGAAGAAGCAGAAGAAGTGGTTGGTTGCGAGCACTACGTGCGCCGATGCCGCTTGATCGCCCCGTGTTGTGACAATGCGTATGTGTGTCGTCATTGCCACAACGATGCCGAGAGTCATGAAATTGACCGGCATGCGGTCAAAGAAGTGGTGTGCGCGGCGTGTGATGAACGACAACCCGTGTCCAACACGTGCTGCAACATTGAGTGTGGCACCCAGTTCGCCGCCTACTTTTGCGCCGTGTGCAACTTCTTTGACGACCGGGTTGAGAGAAATTACTACCACTGCGACAAGTGCGGCATTTGCAGGGTGAAGGGCGCGGCCGATTTTGTGCACTGCGACACGTGCCGCACATGCGTGAACGCGCTAAACCATCGGTGCAAGGCCGAACAGTTCCACACCGACTGCCCGATTTGCTTGGAAAGTTTGTTTCATTCGGTGAAACCCGCACACGTGCCGGCGTGCGGGCACCCCATTCATGTGCACTGCTTCATGAGCTGCATAGAGCAGAACCGCCTCGGCTGCCCTTCGTGTCGGAAAACCATGCTGTCACCCGAGAGCCTTCAAAATTATAATGAAAACATGGACACACTGATTTCAATGTATCCAATGCAAGAAGAGCTGTTGGTCACAATTCGGTGCAACGACTGCGACTTCAAGGGCTCTGTTGAATTTCATCCGTACGGCATGAAATGCGGCGGCTGCGGCGGCTACAACACCGCAAAATAGTCGCTTCGCTTATCGGTCGCTTCGCTTATCGGCGCACGCGATGCCTTTTGGACCTAGACTTGGACCTAGATTTGGACCTGGCCTTGGACCTGGCCTTGGACCTAGATTTGGACTTTTTGGATCCACCTTTCATTTTTTTTTTACGCGGATCAAATACAAATGGATGTATACTAACAAGGATACTTTTTTTTAATTGATTCAATGCATTCATTGTGTAATGATTATTATAATCTACGCGCATATTTTATTTCATTTTATTTTGGATACAATCTGCGCAAGTTCTTCTAAATCCAGCTCCGGCAGGTCGGTGTGACACTCCCAAAAGTACTTGCAATACGCCCATTTGAAGTTGGGACTGCCGTCATCCGTGTATTTGGTCCGCAGCTTGCTCTGCATCAACGCGCGCTCGGCAGCCGGCGGCAACAGCGCATGGCTCGCCCGTGGCAGCACGTAACACAGCTGTACAAGGTCCCGGATCGGCTCCTTGGGTTTCACACGCAAAAATGCGAATGCATTCGTTTGGGTTTCCGGAATGTGCTTTACTAAATCCGCCAGCAACGGCGGGTAGTGATTCGCGTACGTCCACTTCCAATCCACGCACCCGCTCGTGTAATACCGGAACGTCCACTCCATGCCTTCCAAGTAATTCCGACACAGCGACGCGATTGCCTTGTCATCCACATCCGCGACGTGGATGTCGCACAGCGCAGCGTAGTACCGCCGCTCCCATCCCGGCTCAAACGGGTTGATCTGGCGCTCCACATCGCGCTGCGTCATCGGCAGCATGAGCACGTCGTGCATCACGTCGTCTTCCGTGTCGCTGTCCCGCATGTGTCGGGCTTGTCGGTCACGCGTCGTGTGCTCCTTGCGAATCAGCGTGAGCTCTTGGGCCGCTAAATGCGCCACAAATCGCCGGTAGTTCGGCCAATGGATGGTCCAAGACGATGTTGCGCTTGCGGTTGATGTTGCGTTTGTGTGTTGAATGATGGTTTCGCCCGGACCAAATGTGGCGCGGTACGCATCCATCAGCGTGGCGATGCCCGTCGTGCGAATGTTGAGCGCGGGAAAATGCGGCATGAAGTCGTTCCCCAGCATGAAGCACATGAAGATGTAATCCGGGGAACCAAGGTTCCCCGCACCCCTCCTATCAACCTTATCCACGGGACATGCGCTGACCTGGATTCCCGTGGCAAACTCCGGAATGTCCATGTAATATCTCTCCTTTGCATCCAGCGTCACATTAATGGATTTGACGAACTCCGGGGTCTCGCGATACAAGTAGATGCCACGCGAGATGTGCAAGTGCGACATGCACAACATGATCAAGTCCGCGTCCAGCCCGTAAATCACCGTGGTCTTGTCCGCATGCTCGGCTGCGTGCTCGCGAATGTACTCAAATATCTTGTGCTCGCCCTCGCCGGGCTCGTTGCTGCTGCTCAACACAATCTCTGGTTTTGTTGATTGCGTTGTTTGTGAGGTCCCGGCACCGTAGTGCTGCATCAGCTTTTCATGAAGCGCATTCATAAATTTGGTGCCCGGTGTAATGGCCGACGTGTTCCACACTGGTTTAGGCGCTTCTTTGCCTTTGCCTTTGCCTTTGCCCTTGTCTTGTCGTCTCTGGCTCTCCATTTCACCCAGGTACCACGACTTGTAGCGGCGTTCGCGCTGCTGGTTCAGCTTGGCCACCGGCGCCACGCCGTCAAACGCAATGAACACGCGGTCAGTCGGCTGCAGGATCGCAATGCACGCGTCAATGCTGTCGCAAATGCGCTGCAGCAGCTCGGCTTCAAATGCCTCCTTGTTTTCGGGCGTGTACTGCATTTGACGCACCACGTCGTAAATCATGCCGTTGCTGTCCAAGTACAAATTGTGAATGCGCTGCAGCTCGGTCAGGCGCTTGATGACGTGCGGGTATTTTTTTAGCACGTGTGCAAAGTAACTCGGGATGCCCATGGTTGGATTGAGTTGGATTGAGTTCTCGGTTCTTTGTCATCACAATTTTATATTTAAGTATATTATACAATACAATAACACCACTTCAAAACATGCCGTCGGACAAAAATGTTGCCATTGATCTGATGGAATTACCAAAAAATAACTCATCAACCGATGCAACATTGTTTAATAAGTACCCAGCCATTCCAAATTCGTTAATGATGTTAGTACCGTTTAATGGAATAATTCCTCTCATCATAACTTCTATCACGGTCGGCGTGGCCATTGTGAATCGCACATTCATGAAAATTCTTGGACACTTGATAGGCGCAATCATTGTTGGTCTGACTTCTACAGTGCTGACAAGCCGCTTTGTCACGGCATTTTTGGGGTACACCATCGTGTACGTGTTCATGTGTTTCAAAAACGGCATGCCCGACACTGGGACAATCGTTTTAATGGTACTAGGGTTTGCCAGTCTTTTGTTCGTCAACATGTTTGTTTCAATAAGTAGTTCAAGTGGAGGCGCTCCTTATTTTGGCACTCTTATCATATCTGGATTGTGTGGATTGATTGGGGTTTACATGGTGCAAAGCTTTCCAAATGGAAATGCTTACCTGTATGATTTCAAGGGCTGCTCGTGCGACGACTGCGCCAGCAGTAATACTAGCATTTGTGACGACAACAACGTGGTTATGCTCAAACAAATATCTAACTAAATAATCCATATTTTTATTCCATATTAATCCCTATTCTTCAATATTTTCAAACAACAATGTCTTGTTCATTAAATGTGTGATACTATAACCGCACATTTAATTTTTCAGGGTGAGTGCTTCCAACGAGATTCGAACTCGTGTTACTGGATTCAAAGTCCAATGTGCTGACCACTACACTATGGAAGCGATAAAAATCGTGTCCAAGACTCTCACCCATTTGGAATCCACGGCATGTCTT